AATTGGAGTGGTGCAACATCAAATACGATCACCTTTGTTCCAGAGAATATTCTATCTAATGTTAATGTTGACTCTATTTTGATTCACAGCACAGATTATAATTTCAAGCCAACAAGCATCAATTATGCGTTTAAGACAACGAACATCGATGGATCGTTTGATGATGGTTGGAAAAATGTTAGACCAGGAAAGATCTTTGACTTCAGCGAAGATTTTGAGACATCTACAAAATCATCTAATCGCAGAAGAAGAATCATTGCAGGTAATAATGAATCGCTACTTGTGAAGGCAGATTTGTCAACTACTGATGAAAACATTGCACCATTGGTTGACATGGAAAGAATCAGTGCGGTTGCCTTTGAATATATTATCAATGATGCTGGTATTTCTGCATCTGATATTACCTTTACAAATCTTGGTAGACATTCAAATGTGTCCAATATCACCATCACTTTCTCTGCACCTGATCGTTCAGACGGCGTGACTGCAAATGCTTATGTTGCTGCTCTTGTAAATGCAACTTCGTATGTGTCAAATACATTCCCTTCATATTCTGCCAATATTGCGATGATTGTAGTTGACGAACCAGGCTCTGGGTATTATACTGCTCCTACGATCACAATTTCTGAGGTCGGAAGTACAGATAATGCGACAGCTGTCGTTGCTGGTGAAAATGGAGCATCAGGTGGTAACTGTAAGGCGAAGTATGTAACAAAAACAATTACTCTTGCTGACGGATTCGATGCTGGCGATATTCGAGTTTACTTGGATTGCAATCGCCCTGTTGGCACAGATGTGAATGTTTATTATAAGGTCAAGTCTGGAGACGATACAGATCCATTCGAAAATAAAAAATGGCAACGTATGTCAAAAGTCAATGATAATTTCTCGAAGGATCAAAATCAGGTCATCGAGTTAGAATATCGTGCAAGTCTTGATGTAAATAGAGTTTCTTATGTTGAGAATGGCGTGACTTATCCGCTTGGTGGGAAGTTTAAATACTATGCAATCAAGATCGTGATGACTGCTGCCAGTTCATCTGTCATCCCTTATATCGCAAACTTTAGAGCAATTGCAACTCCTGCAGGTTGATCATGTTAGTTAAGATAAAAGACAATGATGATCTTGCAAGAGATGTGAAGTCAAGAGCAATCTTGAATGTTAATAAAAACGTTTTGCTTAAAGATCAGATGTATCAAGAGAAACTAAAGAAACAACAAGAGGTAGAGTCCTCAATAAATACTCTCAGAGAAGAAGTATCTTCGATTAAAGGCGACATTTCTAAGATTCTAGAAATGTTGAGTTCCAGAGGTAAATAATGGCGAACACAAATATTTCACATGTCCAATTAGTGAACACCTTTAATGAGTGGCGTGCAGCAACTAATGACTTAATTGAAGATAGAAATATTCTTCGAAATGCTCATTATGTCAAAGATAATTCTTCTTTTGACATTGCAAACGGAACCATGACGATCAGCCGTTCAAGCAACGGCACAGTTCTAACAGTCGCAAACTCTGGTAACGTTGCTGTCGGTGGTTGGGTCAATGCAAATACTCTTGCAACAAACTCAGAACTCTGGTTTGGATTAAGAACTAGCGACATTGCTTCTGTCATTAAGATGACACAAGAGCCAGCAAATACTGTAGAGGCTGGAAACGCAACTTGGTATACTGCAAATCAGAAATCAAATAATCCATATTACGGATTCACCTTCCACTCCAATGGCACAATGGTCATTGCGAATGAAGAGGAGAATGCAACTCAAGTGGTTGTCATCGGTGACTCTGCTTACAATGTTTCTCCGACCAAAAATGGTACGATTTTTGGTGTCAGTACAATCGTTGGAACATCAGCACCAACAACAGGATATGAATCTGGTTGGCAACCCGTTCTAGACCTTCGAAGCAATTCTCTATTCATCATGCCAGTTGCTTCTGCAAATGCAGGCAATTGTTTGTATTACAACGTAACAACTGGCGAAATCACATACTCAACTGCGCCAAGCGGTAATGTTCTTGCTGGTGATCCAATTCTAATCAACACTGCAGTTGATTCTGCAAACACTGTAAGACTAAATGTGTCAAACTGGTTCAAGTATACATTGACAGGATCATCTGGCAATCGTAATTTGACATTCACAAATCCTCCTGCTTCTGGCAATGCATATACGTTCACAATGATTGTGATTCAAGATGGAACAGGCGGTAAAACTCCAAATTGGACAAATACAGTGTATTGGGCTGGTGGACAAATTCCTCCGCCAACAACTGACGCAAGCGCACAGGATATCTGGACATTTACCACATATGATGGTGGAACAACATATATTGGCACACTTGCTGTTAAAGACGCGAGATAATCATGCCGAATAGTTTTGGCTTAAACAAAACTTGGATTCCTGGTCCTTCCAGAGGAACAACGACATTCAATACTACTGGCAATATTAATATTGCTTATGGTAGAAATAAAACCACAGTTTCAGGTCGTGGTGGTTCTGGTTCAGGTGCTTCATACAACACTGTTCCAGGAACAACTAATCCCACTACATTTCCATACACACCAGCATCGTATAATACGGTTCCTGGAAATTTAAATCCAACAACTTATCCGTTTACTCCAGCATCATATAATACAGTGCCTGGAACGACAAATCCTACAACGTTTCCCTTTGTTCCTGCTAGTTATAATACTGTGCCTGGAAATACAAATCCACCAAACTATCCTTACACACCAGATAGTTACAACACTGTTCCTGGAACAACCAATCCAACAGTGTATCCATATACTCCAGAAAGTTATAACACTGTTCCAGGAAATAGTAATCCGCCAAATTATCCATTTACTCCTGAATCATACAATACAGTGCCAGGAAACTTAAATCCAACCAATTATCCATACACACCAGCTTCGTACAATACAGTTCCTGGAAACACTAATCCAACTAACTACCCATTCGTTCCTGCATCATATAATACTGTTCCTGGTAATTTGAATCCAACAGTGTATCCATATACACCAGAGAGTTACAACACTGTTCCTGGAAATACAAATCCAACAAACTATCCATATACACCAGCTTCCTATAATACTGTTCCTGGAAATACTAATCCAACTAACTATCCATATACCCCAGAAAGTTATAACACAGTTCCTGGAAATACAAATCCAACGAATTATCCGTACACTCCAGAGAGTTATAACACTGTAACAAACTATCCATATACTCCAGGCTCATATAACGCACCAACAGGTGTTAGTTGGAATTTGACTGCAATCGGACCAAGTTACGGTGGTGTTGCAACAATAATTGGTGACGGATTTGATACAAATTGCCCATCACCATATAGCACACCAACTCCGTTTGGTCCAGACGAATTCACATATGAATGTTTCCCAGCTGGAAATACTGAAAATCCTGCGAGTTATAACACAGTTACCAATTATCCATATACACCTGCGTCGTATAATACAGTTCCAGGAAATGTAAATCCAACCAATTATCCGTTTACCCCTGCATCGTACAATACAGTCCCAGGAAATTTAAATCCAACGAACTATCCTTATGTTCCTGCAAGTTATAACACTGTTCCTGGCAATTTAAATCCAACCAATTATCCATACACACCAGCATCGTATAATACAGTTCCTGGAAACTTAAATCCAACGAACTATCCTTATGTTCCTGCAAGTTATAACACTGTTCCAGGAAATGTAAATCCGACAGTGTATCCATATACTCCAGAAAGTTATAATACAGTTCCTGGTAACTTGAATCCGACTAATTATCCGTTTACTCCTGCATCGTATAATACGGTTCCTGGTAACAGCAATCCACCAACTTATCCATACACACCAGCGTCTTACAATACTGTTCCTGGGACAACAAATCCAACCAATTATCCGTATACACCAGCATCGTATAACACAGTATCAGGAAACTTAAATCCAACCAATTATCCATTCGTTCCTGCAAGTTATAACACGGTTCCAGGAACGACAAATCCACCGTCGTATCCATTCGTGCCTGCAAGTTATAATACTGTGCCAGGAACAACAAATCCAACAGTGTATCCATTCGTCCCTGCAAGTTATAATACTGTGCCAGGAACAACAAATCCAACAGTGTATCCATTTACTCCAGGAGTTCCTGGAACACCAACAACTGTTCTTGGTGTATACTTCCCAGGCGGTGTTGCTGGCGTTGCTCCATATGTTCCAGAAACTGTAGTGAATTATTGGGACTATCCAGATAATGCGACCTATCCAGTCACTGTTCCAACAGGTGCATACATAGTAGTGAAGATTGAATAAACTTGAAATTTTTTATAGATTGTAGTATAATGATTTAAATCTTGGAGTTATATTATGCCATCATTCACAAAGTACATAAAACCACTTCCTCAGTTTTGTATTGTTGATAATTATTTCACTGAAGAAGAAGTCGATAAAATTATTGATCTTGAAGAATTGCAAGAATTCAGTGAGGGTAAGATGGGAACTGGTCCATCAACAACCACTAATAAACAATATCGCGACAGTGACATTTCTTGGTTGAAATGGAGCCCAGATTCTAGATGGATATTTGATAAATTTGGTTCATTGATGGGTCAAGTAAACCACTCTCACTTCATGTATGATATTGATGGTTTTGATGCGTTTCAATACACCAAGTATAAACCAAAGCAACATTATAATTGGCACTTTGATGCCTTCACAGAATTTCATGGCTTCGAACGAAAGATTAGTGCAGTGGTAATTTTATCAGACCCCAAAAAATATTCTGGTGGAGAATTTCAAATTGTTGCGGATGGAAATATAGAAAAACCGCACTCAATAAAACCACCAAAAGGTTCTGTAATATTCTTTGCTTCTTGGATGCCGCATAGAGTTGCGCCAGTTAAATCTGGAGTTCGTAAATCTTTGGTTGCTTGGATTATGGGTAAAAGAGTATGCTAAACAAATTGATTCGTGTTTTTAAAAATGATGTGATTGAATTTTACTGTCACCCAAAGTTTGAGAATGTCATTCCTGAACCAAAGCCAGCAATCAAATATTTGCCTGAGTGGTTTAGAATTATTCCTCCAGTTTCAAAGACTCGGAGAGATGAATACAATGACTTTGCGATGAATGCTAAAAAGTGTTTCCCAATGATTGATGCAATGTCTTTGGGATATACAATACCATTGTGTGGTGATATTCATGTCATGGTCAATAACGATATGACAGAAATGAAGTATACAAGCCCACCAGAAATGAAATTGGCAGATAGCCATAACGTTGAACAAATTGGTGGAGAGTCAGCCCCAGGATTTCCAATCAATCCGATCAAGTTTATCAATTATTGGATTATTAAGACTGCTCCAGGCTGGTCGACATTGTTTATTCCTCCAATTAATCATGTTGGAACTCCATTTACTTGTTTGGGTGGATTAGTTGACACTGATAGATATCCAAAGGAAGTTAATTTTCCAGCAATTTGGAATCAGCCTGGTTTTGATGGATTAATTCGTGCAGGAACTCCTCTGGTGACTGCAATCCCAATTAAGAGAAATTCATTTCCGAAAAAACCAAAAGTCAGAAAAATTAAAGATAAAGAATTTAATGAGATTGAATTGATTCGAAAGAAACAAGTGACCAGAAAAAATGTATACACAAATGAATTGAGAGATGAACGATGAAATTTTTTGATTTTTTTAAACCTAAAGAAACATTTAATGATTCGATTGACGATGAGATTAAGGAAATCTCAAACACTTCTGTTGTTCAATCGACTATTGGTAGAAACAAGTTAGAATTTATCGATTCATCAGAACTCGTATTTGCTAGTTTACCAATTCAATTAGCAAAAGATGTTCCTGTAAACTCGCAAGCACATGTAGAAAAGCTCGGAAATAAGTTCACATTTCCAGTCTGCCCTGGCATGTTTGACTATTCGCGACTTGGCTACATTGTTCCAGCCTGGTCAGACTATCATTTTAAGATAAATAAAGCTGGATGTGCTGCATTAGTTGGTGGGGGACAAAAAGCATCTCCATTTAAGCCTCCAGTTCCGATGGCAACTGATGTTGTCGATGGTCTTTTTAAATTAAGCGACGGAATTCCACTTAAAACATATAATATCAATTCTCCTTGGAAAATATTTTCTTACGACAAAGATATATCAGCATTACTTCTTCCTGCTTGGTATCATGCAGACGTAGAGTTTTTAGATAATTTTTATGTTTATCCTGGAGTTGTTGATTATAATACATTTCATACTATGAATGTCATTCTTTCTCCAAAAAGAAAGTGTGAGTATACGATTAAAGCGGGAGATCCTTTATTACACGTCATTCCGTTTTATAATAAACAAATTGAATGTGGTTATGGACCACCAAACATAGAACAAAAAAGCATATTATCATACGATCCTAAAATCCACGAAACGCAATTTTATCGAAAGAATCATATGATTAAAAAGAGTTTCGCACTAGAAGAAAGCAATAAAGAATGAAGATATTTGTAAGCATATGCTCATACAGAGACCCTCTGTTAGTATACACTCTAAAAGCATTAATGCAGACCAAGTCTGCAATTACAGAAGTTGTGTACGGCATATTTGAACAAAATGAAAAAGAAAATAGTTTAGAAACTCTATTTCCAGATCTAGTCGCCAGAAGCGATGTAAAATATAAACGAATCGATCCACAATACTCGGAAGGTGTTGGTTGGGCTCGAAATATTAATGCTCTCCAGTTAACTGACGAGGATTTTTATTATCAGATCGACTCTCACATGGTTTTCGATAAGAATTGGGATCGCGATTTAATTAACGATTATAAAGAAGGCTGTAGAGCGATCGAGTCAAACAGAGTCATTATCAGTTCGAACTGTAAAAATTTCGAGATGGTCGATGGTAATGTCGTTTTAGAGCATGGCATGGACTATACATGCAGAGCAAGATTCTATCAGTTTAATCCAAATCTTTGGCTTTTTGCTCACGGCGAACATATTCCTCCAACTGAAACCGTGATGCCAGCGATACACATCTTTGCTGGAAATATGTTTACACACTCTGATTGGGTTCGAAATGTCGGAATCAATCCTAGAATATTCTTTCATGGAGAGGAGCAAGCGATAACTCTCTCATCGTTTGCTGCAGGATATCGATTTTTCCACGGAAAGAGGATGTCGTGCTATCACTATAAAGGATCTAATGAACATACATCAAAGCAGGACTTTAAACCTGTTGTTCCTTTAGAGATCATTGAAGAGAGAAAACGTAGATCAGAAATTGAATTTAGAGCATTTTTAGACTCTCTCGAGGACGATTTACTCGAGGAATACCGAGTCTACTCTGGCGTGAATTATATAAATAAGAAAATAGAAGAACGTGCCATAACCCGAGTGATTAAACCAAGCATCGATATTGACTGGGAAGTAGGCGATTCTGAATAAAAAACATAGTTCATAGAGAATTTTCATGCCATACGCAGAGTTAACGGTTGATCAGGGCACAACTTTCGAAACTTCTATAGATTTAGTTGGCGATGATGGCGCTGCGATCAATATCGCAGGGTGCGTTTTCTTGGGTCAAGTTCGCAAATCTTATTATTCTTCCAATGTAACTGCAAATCTGACAATTACCACTTTAAGTAATACAGGTGGAAATCTAATCATGTCTTTAAATTCAGCAGTCACTGCAAACATTAGAGCAGGTCGTTATCTTTATGACGTAAAGATGACTGATACAGATAACATAACAACTCGAGTCGTAGAAGGTATTCTAACTGTGACACCACAGGTGTCCAGATAATGAAGATAACGATTACGAATAATAATCAGATCGGTAAGGTTACTTTCGGCAAAGTGACGAGAGTCGGCGATCTATATGCAAACGATATTCTAGATCTTATAAACACAGTCGTTTATAGATCAGGCTCAACGATGACAGGCAACTTAAATGTTGCTGCGACAATTATTACGCAAAACGTAATTCCGTCTGTCAATAATACATACAATCTTGGTAGTCCAACTTATCGATACAAAGATGCATACTTTGGTGGTAACACTGTATACATCGGCGACTCTATACTATCAGCACAAGCAAACAGTCTTTTAACAAATACATTTATTGCTACAACATCATTTGTTAGTGGTGGCTTAAACGTTCTAGACCAAGCAAATGCTGCATATGCTGAAGCCAACTTAAAACTCGGTCTTGGTGGCGGTACAATTACAGGAAGTCTTACTGTAACTGGAAACCTCGAAGTTCTCGGTAATACAACAACACTTAATGTTGAAACATTGTCACTCGAAGACAATGAAATTATTCTCAATTCAAATGTAACTGGTCCACCATTACTTGACTCGTTCATAACGATCAATCGTGGATCAATGACAAATGCTGTTCTTAAGTGGGATGAAAGCACTGATCAATGGAAGTGGTCGGATGGCAATGGCGTATATTATGCACTAGATTCTTCTTTGGGCGCATATGCTCAAGCCAACGGAGCGTATGCACAAGCCAATGGTGCCTATGCTCAAGCAAACGGAGCCTATTCTCAAGCCAATGGTGCATTTGCGCAAGCAAACGGAGCATATGCTCAGGCTAACGGTGCTTACGCCCAAGCAAACGGAGCGTATGCGCAAGCAAATGCAGCAAGCGATAATGCAAACACGAGAGTTCTAAAAGCTGGCGATACAATGACTGGTCAGCTGAACATCAGTTCAGGCGGTCTTGTTGTCACTGGCAATATTGTTACAACTGGTGCAAGTGGCGACATAACTGGCGTCAATACCATTTATGCTGGAACATTCTCAACAACAGCTGGATTAAATGTTACTGCTCAAGCAGCAAATGCTTACGAGCAAGCCAATAATGCTAGAACAACAGCAAATGGTGCATACTTACAAGCCAACGGCGCTTATGCACAGGCTAATGGGGCTTACGCTCAGGCAAATGGCGCATACGCTCAGGCAAATGGTGCTTATGCGCAAGCCAATGGTGCCTATGCACAAGCGAATGGTGTTTATGCTCACGCTAATGGAATTTATGATGTTGCAAACGCTGCATATGCTCAAGCCAATGCAGACTATCAACCTGCTGTAACAAGATTTGATGTGACCTCTAGCGGAACATCAGCATACAGATTCGATCAATATGGCTCAATCGTTGACGATCCAACACTTTATGTTCGTGCTGGTGAAACTCTTGCATTCAATTTGAATGTAGTTGGGCATCCATTCATGATCCGCCAATCAAATGGTGGAGCAAATTATAATACTGGATTGACTCACGTTGAAACTACAGGTGTAATTTCTACAGGGGCGAGTGCACAAGGTAAAACAACAGGTGTTCTTTATTGGAAAGTTCCATTTGAACTTCAAGGCAACACTTACGTTTATCAATGTCAAGTGCATTCTGCGATGGTTGGCAATATTGTTATTGAGCCACCATCAACGATCATTTATGCTCAAGCGAATGTTGCATTTGATACTGCCAATGGTGCGTACTCACAAGCAAATGGTGCATATAGCCAAGCCAATGGCGCTTATGCACAAGCCAACGGTGCGTATGCGCAGGCAAATGGTGCCTATGCTCAAGCCAACTCAGCATATGCTCATGCAAACATAGTTTACGCTCAAGCCAACGCAAGTTTTGATCAAGCGAATACTGCTAGAACAACAGCAAATGATGCATATGAGCAAGCAAACACTGCAAGAAGCACAGCCAACGATTCATATGCTCAAGCGAATACGGCACGTGATACTGGCAACAACGCATATGCTCAAGCAAACACCGCTCGCGATACAGCAAATGATTCTTACGCTCAAGCAAACACCGCTAGAGACACTGGTAACAATGCTTATCTGCAAGCCAATACTGCTAGAGACACTGGCAACAACGCATATGCTCAGGCGAATACCGCTAGAGATACTGGTAACGATGCATATAGTCAAGCGAACACTGCTCGCAATACTGCTAATGATGCATACTTACAAGCCAATAATGCATACGCTGAAGCCAATATAAAACTTAACATCTCTGGTGGATCGATCACTGGTGATTTGATCGTTTCTGGAAATCTAGAAGTTCTAGGAAACAGCACAACATTAAATGTTGAAACTCTTGCAATTGAAGACAATGAGATTATTCTCAACTCAAATGTAACTGGATCACCAACACTTGATGGCTTTATTACAATCAATCGTGGCAGCAACACAAATGCTTCGATTAAGTGGGATGAAAATACGAATCAGTGGAAGTGGACGGATGGTGATACATTCTTCTATGCATTTGACTCTGCTTTAGATGCTTATGCTCAAGCAAATACTGCACGTGATCAAGCCAATACCGCTAGAGAAACTGGCAATGATGCCTATGGTCAAGCCAACACTGCAAGAACAACAGCAAACGACGCTTACCTTCAAGCCAATACTGCTCGCGACCAGGCAAATACGGCACGTGATACTGGCAACAATGCTTACGCTCAAGCGAATACAGCTCTTGATACCGCTAATGGTGCATACGCTCAAGCAAATGGCGCCTATGCTCAAGCCAACGGAGCGTATGCACAAGCAAATCTAGCATTTGGTCAAGCCAATGGTGCATACGCTCAAGCAAATGGTGCTTATGCGCATGCTAATATTGTTTACGCTCAAGCAAATGCTGCATTCAATCAGGCAAATACTGGAAATGACTCTGCAAATGCAGCCTATGCACAAGCAAATACTGCACGCGATACTGGCAACAATGCATATGGACAAGCGAACACAGCTCGCACAACTGCCAATGACGCATATGCTCAAGCAAATACTGCTCTAGATACGGCAAACGGCGCATATGCCCAAGCAAATGGGGCTTATGCTCACGCAAATATTGTATATGCTCAAGCAAATACGGCTCGTGATACTGCAAATGCCGCTTATGGTCAAGCAAATGGTGCATTCGATCAAGCGAACGCTGCTTATAATCAAGCAAACACTGCCAGAACAACTGCGAATGACGCTTATGGTCAGGCAAATAGCGCATTTAATCAAGCGAATGCAGCATATGACAAAGCCAATACTGCTCTAGACACAGCGAATGGAGCATATGCCCAAGCAAATGGAGCCTACGCTCACGCTAACATTGTCTACGCTCAAGCCAATAATGCATACGATACAGCCAATCTAAAACTTAATATTGCTGGCGGTACAATTAATGGTTCATTGAACGTTTCTGGTAATTTAAGCATAACTGGTAATACAACATATTACAATGTGGCAACTTATGCTGTTGATGACCCATTAATTTATCTTGGCGCAAATAATATTCTGAATGATATTGTTGATATAGGATTTATTGCCACGAAAAATACCAGCGGCAACTTGAGTCATACTGGGTTTGCTCGCGATGCTGGAGATGCTACTTGGTATTTGTTTGATAATCTATTAGATTCTGGTCACCAAAATAACATAGTCGACTTCGCAAATACCACACTCGCAACACTTCGCGCAAACATTGCTGCAAATAGCATACTCTTGATGGGTAATGTTGTTGCGACTCAAGCAAATCTAACACTCGCTCATAATCAAGCCAATACTGCAAATAATACTGCGAATGGTGCATATTCTCAAGCCAATGGAGCCTATGCTCACGCTAATATAGTTTATGCACAAGCCAATGCTGCATTTAATCAAGCCAACGCTGCTTATGATAAGGCAAATGGCGCATTTGATACTGCTAATGGTGCATATTCTCAAGCGAACGGTGCTTATGCCCACGCGAATATTGTTTATGCTCAGGCTAACGCTGCATATGATAATGCAAATACCAGAGTTCTAAAATCTGGCGATACAATGACAGGCAATCTCAATGTGAGTGCCTTCATCATTACTAATAATGTTCAGCCAAATTTAAATGTTACATACGACCTTGGTTCACCAACCAAGAGATATAAGAATCTTTATCTTTCAAATAATGCACTACATTTGGGTGATGCGGTAATCACATCAAATGGATCAACACTAGTTGTTTCTGGTGTTGAAATTGATGGCAGTGGAAATCTAATCGCTGCGTTTGATTCTTATGACCAAGCAAATACTGCTAGAGATACTGCCAATGCTGCATACAATCAAGCAAACGGTGCGTTCAATCAGGCGAACGGTGCATATGCGCATGCTAACATAGTATATGCTCAGGCAAATGCTGCTTATGACCAAGCCAATACTGCTCGTGGAACTGCTAACGATGCGTATGCTCAAGCAAATACTGCACGTGATACTGGTAACAATGCATATGCTCAAGCCAATACTGCTCGAGACACAGCAAACGATGCTTATGGTCAAGCAAATACCGCCAGAACAACCGCGAATGATTCTTATAATCAAGCAAACACAGCGCGCACTACAGCCAATGATGCTTATGGTCAGGCAAACACAGCGCGTGGAACTGCGAATGATGCATATGGTCAAGCAAATGCTGCTTATCTCCAAGCCAATAATGCATATGATGAGGCAAATCTAAAAGTTAATATTTCTGGTGGAACCATTTCTGGTGATTTGGTTGTTTCTGGTAATCTTTCTGTACTCGGAAATAGCACCACACTTAATGTTGAAACTTTAAAAATTGAAGATAACGAAATTATCCTCAATTCGAATGTTACTGGATCGCCAACTCTTGATAGTTTCATCACAATCAATCGCGGCAGTTCAACAAACGCTGTCATTAAGTGGGATGAGAATACTGATCAATGGAAGTGGTCAGACGGCGACACATTCTTCTATGCGTTTGATTCTGCGTTGGATGCTTATGCTCAAGCAAATACGGCACGCGCGACCGCCAATGATGCATATGGACAAGCCAACGTTGCTCGTGCGACTGCCAATGACTCGTATTTGCAAGCGAACACTGCTCGCGATACTGCAAATGCATCTTACGATCAAGCGAATACTGCAAGAACTACTGCCAATGACGCATACGGTCAAGCGAATACAGCTCGTACGACCGCTAACGATTCTTATGCTCAAGCCAATACTGCAAGAAATACGGCTAACGACTCTTACGCTCAGGCGAATACTGCTCGAACAACAGCTAATGATGCTTATGCTCAGGCGAACACAGCACGCACTACTGCGAATGATTCCTATGCGCAGGCAAACACTGCTCGTAATACAGCCAATGATTCTTACGCTCAAGCAAATACCGCTCGCGCTACGGCAAATGATGCATACGGACAAGCGAACGCTGCGTATAACACAGCAAATACTGCAAACGCAACGGCAAATCTAGCATATGCTCAAGCCAATTCAAATTACCAACCTGCAGTCACACGACTCAACGTAACAAACTCTGGCTTCTCTGCATATTTACTTGATCAATATCCTGGCAATAATCCAACTGTATACGTTAGAGGCGGTGAAACATTAGCGTTCGATCTAAACGTTTCTGGTCACCCATTCATGATTCGTCAGTCAAGCGGCGGAGCAAATTATAACACTGGATTGACTCACGTTTCTTCAACTGGTGTTGTTTCTACTGACGGTAGCGCTCAGGGGCAAGTTTCAGGAACATTGTATTGGAAGGTTCCGTATAATATTGTTGGCAACACTTATGTTTATCAGTGTTCAATTCATGGTGGTATGGTTGGCAACATTGTTATTGAACCATCAGTGATTGTTGCTTATGCTCAAGCGAATGCAGCATTTGATACCGCCAACGGTGCATATGCCCATGCAAATATTGTCTATGCACAAGCAAATGCTGCATACAATGATGCAAACGGCGCATATGCGCAAGCCAACGGTGCTTATGCTCAAGCAAATGGAGCTTATTCTCAAGCCAATGGTGCCTATGCACAGGCTAACGGTGCATACGCTCAAGCGAATATCGTTTATGCTCAAGCAAATGCAGCGTATGAAAAGGCAAATGCGCCAATCACCGTTAAGGAAATTTATGCTGGCAATTCAACAGTAGTCAATACTTACACCAATATCAATACAATTCAATTTGATTCTGACTCTGGAATGGCAGTTGTAAATGCTGCTTCGAACACAGTCACGATTCAGTTGAATAGTACATTCAAGAATTGGAACGTAGATGGAAATGCTGGACTTGTTGCAGTTGGTCTTGATACTGTAAACTTTATTGCTGGCAGTGGAATTTCGATTGCTGCAAACAATAATGCATCACCAAAATCTATTACATTCACCAGTACTGGTGGTGGCGGTGGCGCAGCTAACGTTATCGTTAAAGACGAAGGAACAACTCTTACATCAGCTGTAACTTCGATTGACTTTACTGGTGGTGGTGTAACTGCAACAGCAAGTGGAAGTAATGTAACAATTTCTGTTCCAGTTGGATTGTCAAATACAATCATCAAAACTGTTTCTTATACTTCCACAAATGCTGCAGCAAATTTAACGTATGCTCTACCATTAACACCATCAGATCCTTCATATATCTTTGTGATTAAGAACGGTATTGTTCTTACACCAAATACGGATTATAGCCTCAGTGGAAATACACTTACTGTAATCGAATCTGGTGCGGCAAACGATGCGATCGAAGTTCGTTATTTTGATCAAGTTAATATTGTAGAGTATCCAAATACAAAAATTGAAGTTGATTCAAACACTGTCGCTTCGCAAACGAATACATTCTATGTCACGAGTAATGTTGCTGCAATAAGCCGACTCTCTATCTCTAAGAATGGTTTGTTGCTCACACCAAATCTACACTTCACAGTGACTGGAAATACTGTAACGTTAAATACAGCTGCTGAGATTAACGATGTATTGACCTTTACACATATTCGTGATTTGGGACCATTAGAAGGTTCTGGTTTAACAGAATACAACTATAACACAAGCACATCTTCTGTTGAAACAGTCGATTCTTGGTCTAAGAATACCTATCGCAGCGGTAAGTATCAAGTTCAAGTTGAAAGTGGCGCTGGATATTATGCCACTGAAATCATGATTATTCATGATGACTCTACTACAAATTTAATACAGTATGGAACATCTTCTTTTGGTTCGAATGTTGGCGTGTTTTCTTCTGACATAAGCGGAAGCAACGTTCGACTATTGTTTACTGCAACTGATTCCACTTCGTTTGTAACTTATAATAGAGTTCTTTTGACAAAGAGATCTTCTGAATCGTTACCGACAGATTTGATGACTGGAAGCGATGCGTATGATCTCATGTTGACTCTACCATTTAACCCAACAGACCTCAATTAAGGACTTCTTACGATAAATAATTGTACGATTTAAGAGAGAACTAAAATGCCAACAACATTACAATTTAGACGTTATGGAACTGCAGCCACTGCATCAGTTACTGGTGCAAATGGTGAATTGACGATTGATACTGATAAAGAAACAGTCGTCGTTCATGACGGATCCACGGCTGGTGGGTATGCGCTCGTAAGAGATGGCGCTGCAACGATCAGCGACACGTTCGGAAATCTTCGTGGAATTCCGATTTCTGGTTCAGAAAAATCTACCAGTTATACGCTCGCTGCAAATGATGTTGGTCGTTTGGTGATCGTAACAACTAGCGGAAGCATTACAGTTCCGAACACCACATTTGGTGGTGGTAATGTTGTTTCAGTTTACAATAACACAAGCAGCAACGTTGTGCTTACATTGAGCACTGCGGCAGCATATGTTTCTGGCAATAATACAAATAGAACATCTCTTAATCTAGCAACTCGCGGCATTGCAACAGTTCTTTATATTAGTTCAAATTCTTGCGTAATTACAGGAAGCGTATCATAAGATGGGTGGTATTCATTTAGCATTGATGGCTTCGTTTTCTACCACTGGTGTCAGTTTCGGCACAGGAACTGTCATTCAATCATTCACATCAACTGGTTCTTGGACATGCCCAACAGGCGTTACTTCTGTTGAATGTCTTTTAGTTGCTGGTGGTGGCGGTGGAACAAATGACCTTGCTGGCGGAGCAGGTGCAGGTGGAGTTGTATACAATAATTCAGTTTCAGTAACACCAGGAACAACATATACAATTACAGTTGGTGCTGGTGGAGCTGCTGCCAGCAATGGTGTGAATTCAAGTGCATTCAGTATGACAACAGCTGTTGGTGGTGGGACAAGCGGTGCTTATAATGGTGGATCAGGATCTGCTGGTAAAAATGGCGGATCAGGTGGAGGTGGCGGCGCAACACCATCATACAGTGGTCCAGGCGGTAGCGCTGTATATCCAGGATCCCCATTTATTAGTGCAACAAGACAAGGATATGATGGCGGTCAGGGAACTGCAGGTGGTGGTTCTGGTGGTTATGGCAGATCTGGCGGTGGCGGTGGAGCTGGAGAAGCAGGTAAAGCAGGATCAGCTGGAAGCGGTGGTGGAGCAGGAACCAATGTACACAGCACGTTACTTCAATCTGCTGGTTTTGGTGTATTGTCTGGTGGATTATATTACATAGCAGGTGGTGGTGGCGGCGCTGAAGATGGCGGACCAGGAGGAGTTGGTGGTGGTGGAAATGGCGGATATCGAAACGGCGCACTCGCAACTGCAGGTCAAACAAACACTGGTGGTGGAGGAGGTGGGAATTGGTATGCTGCAGCTGGCGGTGCTGGTGGTTCTGGATTAGCAATTATTAAGTACACCCAACCAACTGTTGTTGGAACTGTTTATACATTTACCACATCTGGAACTTGGACTGCTCCAACTGGCGTCACTTCCGTTGATTATCTCGTTGTTGCTGGTGGTGGAGGAGGTGGAACTATTGGCGGAGGCGGTGGTGCTGGTGGATACCGAACAGGGACTGGATTTGCAGTTACACCTGGAAACACTTATACCATTACTGTCGGATCTGGTGGTGCAGGATCACCAAATAGTGTTAGTTCAACTAATCCACAAGCATCCAATGGATCTAGTTCAGTTTTTGATACAATAACGTCTGCAGGTGGCGGCGGTGGCGGATCGTATAATGCTCCTGCAGGTGCTGGCAATAATGGACGTGCTGGTGGATCAGGCGGTGGTGGCGGTTTAAATGGTGGACCATCGTCAGGTGGTGCTGGCAATACTCCATCAACATCACCATCTCAAGGAAATAATGGTGGAGCAGCAACACCTTCTGCTGCAGCGGGTCAGGGCGCAGGTGGCGGAGGTGGAGCTGGAGCGGCAGGTGATAGTGGTGGAACAGCACCTTCTGCTGGTGGTAATGGCGGTAATGGTGCAGCATCTACGATCACAGGCACATCTGTAACTTACGCTGGTGGCGGTGGTGGAGCTGGCAACGTTGCCCCAGCTCCTGCAGGCACTGGCGGATCAGGTGGTGGTGGTGCTGGATCAAATACTCTTAACGGGACAAATGGAGCCGCTGGTCTTGGTGGTGGCGGCGGTGGCGGTGGCAATGGTCCTTCTGGTTATATGGGTGGCGGCACTGGTGGATCAGGTATAGTAATCATTAAGGTTGCAGCATAATGGCAAAACCAAAACAATATCAAGTTCAAGAATTACAAACAGATCTTGGAACAATACACACTCAAGCAAACACTGCTTATGGTCAAGCCAACGCTGCATATGCTGCAGCGAATAATGCATATGCTGCAGCAAATAGTGCTAGTGGTGGATTCGCAAAAGTCTTTTTCAGTTTATAACAGGACATTACAATGGCAGAAAGATATAAAATTCTAGGACAAGTGGCTGGAACAACTGCGTTTGCAAATGTCTACACAGTTCCAGCAGCAACATCAACAGTAGTCTCATCAATTATTGTCACGAATCGATCTTCTTCAAATACGAATTATAGAATCGCAGTGCTTCCTGCAGGTGCTGCTGTTGCAAATCAATATTATATTGCCTATGATTCTGTAATTGCAGGAAGCGATGCGATTGGTTTATCACTTGGATTAACTCTTGGCAACACTGATGTGATCACTGTAAATGCATCTTCAAATGTAATCACGTTCAGCGTGTTCGGAACAGAAATTACCTAATATGGCTTCGAAGTTATTTGCCTTTCAAAGTTTTGCATCAAGCACGAGAATTTTCAATTCTCGCGCGACACCTGCCGCAGTTGGAGCGCAAGAAATTGTTGTAGAAACTTTCGCCAATACAACTACATGGACTGCACCAGAAGGCGTCACATCAGTTGAATATCTTGTTATTGGCGGTGGAGGCGGAGGGGGTGGAAGATTCGTCGGTGGTGGCGGGGGTGCTGGCGGATTTCGAGCAGGCACTGGTTATGCTGTAACACCAAATACTTCTTATACAATCACTGTGGGCGCTGGCGGTAATGGTGCAACCTCACCAAGCATATATGGATCAAATGGATCATCTTCTGTATTTGATACGATTACATCTGCTGGCGGTGGTGCAGGAGCTGGATTAGACAATTCTGCACCAGGAACTGCTCAAAATGGACGCGCAGGTGGCTCTGGCGGCGGCGGAAGTGGTTTTGCAGGAGGGGCTGGCGGCACTGGAAACACCCCTTCAACTTCTCCATCGCAAGGTAATAACGGTGGAAATGGTAGTTCTTCTGCTCCTTTCTATGCTGGAGGCGGTGGTGGCGGTGCGGGTGCTGTTGGAACTAATGGCAGCGGATCAAGCGCAGGTACTGGTGGAAATGGAACAGCATCTTCAATTACTGGAACTTCTGTAACTTATGCAGGTGGAGGTGGGGGTGGTTCAGATGTTTCTGGTGGTTCTGGTGGAACTGGAGGTGGAGCCAATGGTGGAGCAGGCGGTTCAAATGCTCCGAGCGCAGCACCAGCAAGCACTGGCAGCGGTGGTGGTGGATCTGGTGGTGGACCTTCTCCAAGTGGATATAACGGCAGCAGTGGCGGTTCAGGCGTAGTAATTTTAAAATACACAAAACCAAACGTAAGTGCAAATGCCAATGTCTGGGTATTCAGAACATCAACATCATGGACTGCGCCAACAGGAGTCTCGCTGATCGATTATTTGATCGTCGGTGGTGGCGGTGGTGGAGCTGGTTATGGTGCAGGCGGTGCAGGTGGGTTTAGAACAGGCACTGGATACTCAGTATCACCAGCAACATCTTATACTATTACAGTCGGATCAGGTGGTGCTGCAGGTGATATTTCAAATAGAGGCGCAAATGGTGCTGCCTCTATTTTTGCATTAACATCAAATACATCAGCAAATGTTTCTTCTGCTGGTGGCGGTGGTGGTGGATGCAATTCAGGAACACAAACTGGATTAAGTGGCGGAAGCGGTGGTGGCGGTGGTGGCGGAACATCTCCTGCTGGTGCTGGTGGAACAGGTAATACACCTGCAGTTGCACCAGCACAAGGTAACAATGGTGGCACTGGTGGAGTTTCTCCTGGAAATTCAGGTGGAGGTGGTGGTGGTGCTGCAGCTGCAGGATCTAATGGAGCAACAAATACTGGTGGTAATGGCGGAAACGGTACTGCTTCTACATTGTCTGGTTCTTCGGTAACTTATGCTGGCGGTGGTGGTGGTGGAACTAATAATGGAAGCCCTGCTACAGCTGGTAATGGTGGAACTGGTGGTGGTGGAAATGGAAGTAATGGCAATCCAAGTTCTATTGCCCAAGCTGGCACCGCAAATCTTGGCGGAGGTGGTGGAGGAGGAGGATTCCCTAGCAATCAAACAGGAAATACTGGCGGCTCTGGTATCGTTATTATCAAAGCATATGCAACCGCAAACGCAAACCTTGCAACATTCACTTCATCTGGAACATGGACAGCACCCACTGGAGCAACACAAGTTGAATACCTTGTGATTGCTGGCGGAGCTGGCGGTAATGGCGGTGGTGGTGGTGCTGGTGGATTGAGAACAGGTTCTGGATTATCAGTTTCGCCTGGATCATCATATACAGTTACAATTGGTGGCGGTGGTGCTGCAGGAAGTAATGGAACTAACTCAGTGTTTAGCACTATTACATCACTCGGTGGTGGTGTTGATAGTGCTGGTGGAAGACAAGTAACAGGTGGTTCTGGTGGTGGTGCTGAAAGACAATATCCATCAACAGTTGGTCTCGGTACTCCAGGTCAAGGATTTAATGGTGGCACTGGAAATGCTCCTGCTAATGCATCTGGTGGAGGCGGCGGAGCTGGTGGTGTTGGCGGAAATGCATCTTCAACTGGCGGCGTAGGTGGACCAGGAGCATTCTCGACGATCAGCGGATCATCAGCAATTTATGCTGGTGGTGGTGGCGGTGGTGGTCAAAGTGGCGGAGGATCAGGAGGAGCTGGTGGTGGTGCATCGGGTGGTGTTGGTCCAGCAAGTTCTGCATCACCTAATACTGGTGGTGGTGGCGGAGGAATTTACACCAGTGGTGCTGGTGCAGGTGGTTCTGGTATTGTTATTATTCGTTGGTCGTAATTGCGCAGATAAATATTCAATAAATCTAAGAGTGTTAAATGTCTGAACCAATTATAAGAATAGCCCAAGTTGCGAATCTAGAGAATCGTCTAGCATCCGCAGTTGCGAACATTTCTGTTTCTTCAAATGGTGTGTTCTCGACCAATGCAAATGGGTTCAACTTTGTTAACACTGCAACAGTTCAAATAACTGTTGCTCCTGGTGCAAACGGTAATGCAAATATTTCTTTTGCATCAAGTGGTGGAACAGTAGTTGTTCGCGATAACTTTACTGGCGATGGAAATACAGTAAACTTCACACTTTCGACAGAACCAGAAGATCAAACTCATACTCTTGTGTTTGTTGATCTTGTATTCCAGAGTGAAACAGCATATTCTATTAGTGGAAGTACGCTTACATTCGGAACTGCTCCTGATAATGGCGCGAATGTCGATGTTTACATCTACGGTGGTGGTGTTGGTTCAACAGTCGTAACATCTGATGTGTTTACTGGAACTGGCGCATGCACTAGTTATCAATTAACACAAACAGCAACAACATCAAGAACGTTTATATATCTCGATGGCGTTGCTCAGCGTCCAGAATATGATTATCAAGTTAGCGGAACAACGTTGTCATTTAATGTTGCTCCAGCAAACGCAACAGTAATCGAAGCTCGAACACTCAGCGCATTTGATACTGTTGACATCAACGTTGCACCAGTTTCGTTGTATTCAGACAAATTCACGGGAACTGGTTCTTGCACTCAGTTTACTTTATCTCAAACAGGCACAACTGATTCGACGTTTGTATTCTTAAACGGTGTTTCACAAAAACCTGGAACTGACTTTACAGTTGGTGGTGTGAGTAATACAACACTTACATTAACAAGTCCACCTGCCAATGGGTCTGTTCTTGAAGTTAGAACAGTCGGTGCGTTTAGATTATCTGAAAATCAATCAAGAATTGAATCAGATATCTTTACTGGCGATGGTAATACTGTATCGTTCACGATGTCAACAGTCAGTACGACTAAAAAGACATTCGCATTTATTGATGGTGTCGCACAAAAGCCTGTAACAGATTATTCTGTCGGTGGCAATATTATTACATTTACTGAAGCACCACCATCAGGAACATTTATTGAAGTTCGATCAGTTGCTCCGTTTATATTTGCAACCTCTACTGGTGATCTTGCATACGGTCAAGCCAATCTTGCATACAATACAGCAATTGCGGCGTATAGCCAAGCAAATAATGCAGCTGCTGTTGCTGCGAATGCTGTATTAAAAGCTGGTGATACGATGACAGGGAACTTAACGTTCTCTGGATCAGGATTAAGAATTTTTGGTGACTTCAGCAATACAACAGTTGCTAATCGATTGATGTTCCAGACAACATCAGCATCGTCTGCAACACGTGTTGATGCTATACCAACGAGCGGAACAACAACAGCAGAATTTGGTGCATTTAATAATAGTGATCCAACTAATGCGAGTCGTGTCACACTTACCGTCACATCAACTGATGCTAGACTCCAATCAACTAATACTGGAACTGGCGATTATCTACCTTTGAACATTTATACTGGTGGAGTTGCAAGATTACATGTTGATAATATTGGCAACATTGGTATTGGCACAACATCGCCCAACACCAGACTTCATGTAAACGGCACGATAACTCTTGAAGAAGTTTTAGAAAAGTCTAATATTACTGCAACTGCAATGGGCGCGAATGTCAACTTTGATGTTCTTGATTGCGCAGTGGTTTACTACACAGCAAATACAACTGCGAATAGCACATTGAACATTCGTGGAAATACAACAGTCAATCTAAACAGCGTGATGTCAACGAATCAGGCTATGACAATCGCCTTTGCTGTTACAACTGGCGCTACTGCACATAGAGTTGCGAATGTTCAAATTGATGGAACATCAATCACACCTAAATGGTCAGGTGGTTCTGCTCCAACAGCATCAGCGAATTCAATTGATGTGTATTCGTTTACAATTTTTAAAACTGCCTCGGCAACTTATACTGTTCTTGGTTCCAAAACTCAGTTTGCATAAGGTGAATAAACTATGCCAATGATTGGAACATTTGGTGCTGGATCAATAGGAAGTTATGGAAGGCGTGGTGGACGTGCTGGTCCAGCTCCTGGAACTTTGATTTTAGGTGTTACCAGTGGGTCATCGTCATTTACAATACCAGTCGGCGTGGCACAAATTAAAGTTTATGGTGCTGCAGGAGGCGGTGGTGGATCAGACTCGAGCCCATCAACTTCTAACGGCGGTGCTGGTGGCGGTGGTGGTGAATCGCAAATTGTCGGATATACAATAAACGTCACTCCTGGAGAAACATTAACATATTCTGTTGGTTCAGGTGGTTCGGGTGGCGTTGATGCTGATGGAAGTGCTGGCGGATCTACGATTATTCAAAGATCTGGCTCAACCATATTCTCGTTGGCTGGTGGTGGCGGCGGTTCTGTCAGTCAAACTGGTGGCACTGGCGGCACACTAGGATCATTTGGAAGTCATGGTGGTGGTCCAGGTGGATCGGGTGGACCAAGATTTAATCCTGGTGGTTCAGGCACTTCTGGCGTAGGAGCAAGAGGTGGCGGTGGTGGCGGTGGATTCGGTGACAACTCGCCACCTATTAATGGTGCGGCAGGTGGTTCTGGTGGAAGTTCTACAGATACGAGCACTTTCCCAGGAAGTCTTGCATTAGGTACTAGCGGTGGTGGTGGCGGACCAGCGCAAAATGATGGAACTAGTGTTCCTGCTGCGACTGCTGGTCGTGGTGGAATTTATTTTTACTCAGGTGGCGGTGGTGGTGCTGGCGCAGGGGTTAGATTCCCTGTTGTTTCGTCGCTATACTTTGGAGGCGGCGGTGGTGGAACTGGCGGTATTGATGGAGGTCTTAACCCATCAGGTGGTGCTGGAGCGCCAGGAATTTTATATGTGGTAGTGGCATAAAATAAATAGGAATAGAAAATGTCAACAACAGTCGCAACAATAGATGTCGGTGGAACAGGAGCGAATACAGCTGCTGCAGCTCGCGTCAATCTTGGTGTTACAAATTATAATTTCGTGAACACTGGAACTGTTCAAGTGACTGTAACGAATACAACAACAGGAAACGCGAATGTTTCCTTTACCGCTGCAGATGCAGGGTTCAATCCATTTTTATTAGCAGGTATGTAAGATGCCAACAAATTATAAAGTATTAGGGCAAGCAGCAGTAACAACAGCGGTAGCAAATGTCTATACTGTCCCTGCTGCAACTCAAGCAGTTGTTTCAACGGTTGTGATTACAAATAGAACAAGTTCAAATGTAAACTACAGACTCGCAGTTCAACCTGCTGGAGCAGCATTAGCCAATCAGCACTACATTGCTTATGATGCAATTGCTGCAGCAAGCGATTCAATTGCTTTGACTTTGGGGCTCACTCTTGGCAACACTGATGTGATTTCAGCAAACGCATCAGCAAACAGTTTATCAATTAGCATCTTCGGTTCAGAAATCACCTAATGGCAACAAAGTCGTTTCTCCTCAACACACTTCGAAGTTCTTCGCGAATACTAAATCCGCGAGGGGCAACGCCAGCACCAACTGTTTTTGAAATTGTTGTAGAAACATTTGCCAATACTACTACATGGACTGCACCAGAAGGTGTGACAAGTGTTGAATATTTGGTTGTTGGTGGCGGTGGAGCTGGTGGTTCTGGACCAGGAGTTGTTGGTCATGGTGGCGGCGGTGCTGGTGGATTCAGAACAGGCACTGGATTTGCAGTGACTCCAGGTAACACATATACAGTAACTGTTGGTGCTGGTGGAAGTGGTGGATATAACAGTTCAACTAACGGATCGAGTTCTATATTTTCCACCATCACATCTGCTGGCGGCGGTTATGGTGGAAGTTATAATGGAACTCCATCAAATATAAAGGGGGCGGACGGCGGTTCTGGTGGTGGTGCAAATTGGGACGGTTCTACAGGAACACCAAATATATTTGGTTTAGGCAATGTCCCTTCTGTAAGTCCGTCGCAAGGAAATAATGGGGGCACATCAAATAATAATTTTCCAGCATCTCGTGGCGGTGGTGGTGGCGGTGGAGCTGGTGGTGTTGGTGGCAACGCAAGTCCAAGCACAAATATTGCAGGCGCAGGTGGTGACGGTACTACATCTACAATTTTAGGTTCTAGTGTAACTTATGCTGGTGGTGGAGGAGGCGGTGCTGCTCCTGGAACTGCAGGTCCTGGTGGTTCTGGTGGAGGTGGAACTGGAAGTACAAATGGCGGTGCAGTAACTGCTGGAACAACAAACACTGGCGGCGGTGGCGGTGGGGGAAGTTCTCCTGGTCCATCAACATCTGGTGCCGTAGTTGGTGGTGCTGGCGGTTCTGGTATAGTTATTCTTAAATACACAAAATCAAACGCAAACGCTAATGCCAATGTTTGGGTCTTCAGAACATCAACAACTTGGACTGCTCCAGCTGGAACAACATTGATTGATTATTTGGTGGTTGGTGGTGGCGGCGGTGGCGGCGGCAATTGGGGAGGCGGCGGTGGCGCAGGTGGATTCCGTACTGGAACTGGATATACAGTTACATCAAATACATCTTACACAGTTACAGTGGGCGCTGGTGGATCTGGTGGTAACGGTGGAACATATCCTTCGGCTGGTGACGCCAATGCAAGAGGAGCAAACGGCTCTGTATCTATTTTTGCGCTTACATCAAACTCCTCAGCAAATGTCTCATCTTCTGGCGGAGGGGGAGGAGCAAATGGCAATAATCCTGGATCACCAGGAGCTCCTGGAAATATTGGTTTAGCAGGTGGTTCTGGTGGTGGATCAGGTTGGAGTAACTCAGGTGCTTCTGGAAATGTGCCAGGAACTGCACCATCGCAAGGTAATAATGGGGGAAACGGTGGTCCAGGCGCGCCAAATTATGGTGGCGGCGGTGGCGGTGGTGCTGGTGCAGTTGGCAGTAATGGAATCTCTACGGCTGGTGGAGCAGGTGGAACAGGAACTGCATCATCATTATCTGGCACCTCAGTAACATACGCTGGCGGCGGTGGTGGAGGTTCTCAAAACGGCACAAATGGTGCTGGTGGAGCTGGTGGCGGAGGAGCAGGTGCGCCTTCTCCTTCTAGCACAACTACTGCCGCTTCAGGAACAGCAGGAACAGGCGGTGGCGGCGGCGGCGGTGGATTTACTCCTGGTCCAAATGTTGGCGGAATAGGTGGTGCTGGTGGTTCAGGTATTGTTATTATTAAAGCAGTTTCTGGTGCTAACGCAAACGTAGCAACATTTACATCCTCTGGTTCTTGGACTGCACCTACTGGAGCAACGCAAGTCGAATATCTCGTTGTTGCTGGTGGTGGCGGTGGTGGAGCATGGGTTGGTGGTGGCGGTGGTGCTGGTGGTTTAAGAACAGGAACTAATCTTGCTGTTACTCCTGGACAAACATACACAGTAACTGTTGGTGGCGGCGGAACTGGTTGGAGTTTAGGTCCAAGTGGCAGTTTAACAACAACAGGTACAGTAGGAAGCAACAGTACATTTAATGCAGTTACTTCTATTGGCGGAGGATTTGGTGGTGGATACGGACCAAATAATCCTGCTGCGTCATCAGGAGGTTCTGGTGGCGGCGCTGGTGGTGGTGATGGTTATTCTACCACAGGATCAGCAGGAACTCCAGGACAAGGAAATAGTGGTGGTAATGGAACAGGTCAGCCGCTGTATTGTGGAGGCGGCGGTGGAGGCGCAGGTGCCGCAGGAAGTAATGGTGCATCAAACCAAGGTGGCAATGGTGGCGCAGGATTAAGTTCAACCATCACTGGTGCAGCAGTTACATATGCTGGTGGTGGAGGCGGTGGCAACAATCCAAATCCAGGAGGCAATGCAGGAGCAGGTGGAACTGGCGGTGGTGGCGCAGGTGCTGCTTCAACACCATCTGGTGCAATTGCAACAGCAGGAACAGCAGGACTCGGTGGTGGCGGTGGTGGATCAGGTCAAAGCAGTTCACAACCACAATCTATAGGCGGCAATGGTGGCTCTGGAATCGTCATCCTTCGTTGGTCATAAAATAAATACAAAGAGGTTACATTCATGCCAGTAGTCGTATCAGTAGCACAAGGTGGAACAGGAGCAAATACATCAGCAGCAGCATTGACTGCTCTTGGTGCTGCGCCAACGGCTGCTTATGTACAGGCAAATAATGCATATGCGCAAGCAAACACAAAAGCATCAATCGGACTCGTCATCGCGTTGTCCTAATCGGAGTCAATAATGGCAGAAACATTTAAATTTGTAAACGCAACGCTAACGACAGCAGCGATTACTTCACAAAACCTTTATACTTCCCCAGCACTTACAACTTCGATTGTGTTCATGGGGCAGATTGCAAATAGTGATGGCGCGAATGCTGCAATGTTCTCTGTCACTGCAACTGATGCCAGTGGAGCAAGCACAAAGTATTTGGCAAGAGACATTCCTGTTCCTGCTGATTCTGCAACGACATTCTTGACTGGCAAACTCGTTCTCGAAGCTGGCGATTATATCTCCGCAAATGCAAATTCTAACGCACACATCGATGTTTCACTCAGCATTCTTCAATTGACATGAGTTATCTTTTCCTTGGTAAACGCAATTTGCTAGGCAGTAATGCTGCAAATACAGCAGGCATTTGGCGTGCTGAAGATATTACGCAGATGCGATATTATGATTTTATTAGAGGACCAGTCGCCGCACAAGAAATTATTGTTGAAGTATTCGCTAATACAACTACGTGGACAGCACCAACAGGTGTAAGCGAAGTCGAATATCTTGTTGTCGGTGGTGGAGGTGGTGGTGGGGCTGGACCTTCATCTGGCTATGGTGGAGGTGGCGGCGGTGCTGGTGGATTTAGAACAGGCACTGGATATTCTGTAACTCCTGGCGTATCTTATACAGTAACTGTTGGAGCAGGTGGAAATGGCGTTTCTCCTGCTACTAATGCACTTGGTTCAAATGGATCTTCTTCTGTATTTGGTAATTCTCCAAATGCGATAACATCGGCGGGTGGTGGAGGTGGCGGTGCTGCTGCATCACCACTACACATAGGATTAAGTGGTGGCTCAGGCGGTGGCGGCGGCGGATCAACCACAAGCAACGGTGGTGTCGGAAATACGCCAAGCACATCTCCATCGCAAGGAAACAATGGTGGCACAGGAGCTGCTGGTCCATTAGGTGGAGCTGGTGGTGGAGGTGGCGCAGGAGCAGTTGGCAATAATGGATCATCACCAGGAGTTGGTGGTAATGGCGGTGCTGGATCCTCCTCTACAATTGCTGGTGCTTCTGTAACTTACGCTGGTGGTGGTGCTGGCGGCGCAACATTTGCTGCAGGAGCTAGCACTGGTGGTGCTGGTGGTGGTGGAAATTCTGTTCCTAACGGCACAGCCAATAACGGCACTGCAAGTACAGGTGGTGGTGGAGGTGGTGGTAGCACAAATCCAGGAACAACTTATGCTTCTGGTTCAGGTGGCTCTGGCGTCGTAGTCATCAAATACACAAGACCAAACGCAAATGCTGCTGCCAATGTCTGGGTCTTCAGAACATCAACAACTTGGACTGCTCCAGCCAATACAACTTTAATCGATTATCTTGTAGTTGGTGGCGGAGCTGGTGGAGGATTTTTAGGTGGTGGTGGAGGAGCAGGTGGGTTCAGAACTGGATCTGGATACTCAGTTACACCAGCAACATCATATACAATTACAGTGGGTGCTGGTGGTAATGGTGGATTATATCCATCATCAACTGCTGCATCAAATGGTAGCGTATCTATTATTGCTCTTACAAGCAATGCATCATCAAACGTGTTTTCTTCTGGTGGCGGCGGTGGAGGCAGTCACAATTCTCCAGCTGCAGGTTCGCCGAATCTAGGATTTAATGGTGCATCGGGTGGTGGTGGTGGATCATCTGGTGGTTCTGGTCCAGGCGGAACAGGAAATATACCTGCTGTAAGTCCATCACAAGGAAATAATGGCGGCAATGCAGCTGGAAATGCACCACCTGGATATGGTGGAGGCGGAGGAGGTGGCGGAGGAGCATCAGGTAATACTGGAACTAGTTCTGCAGGTGGAAATGGTGGAATTGGCATAGCATCTACGATGTCTGGTGTTTCTACTTTTTATTCTGGTGGCGGTGGTGGTGGTTCACAGCAAAATACAACACGTGGGGTTGGTGGTGCTGGCGGTGGCGGCGATGGGAATTCTGGAAACCCAGCAACAGTTCCATATGCAGGAAATAATGCAATAACAAACACTGGCGGTGGTGGCGGTGGCGGTGGATGGAATCCTAACACCTATGGCGCGGGTGGTGCTGGCGGATCTGGAATAGTTATCATCAAAGCAATCTCTGGTGCGAATGCAAATCTAGCCACGTTTACTTCTTCAGGTTCATGGACTGCACCAACAGGCGCGACACAGGTTGAATATCTCGTTGTTGCTGGCGGAGGCGGTGGTGGTTGGTTAAGTGCAGGTGGTGGTGGTGCAGGAGGTCTTCGCGTTGGAAGTGGGTTATCTGTAACTGCAGGTCAAACTTATACTGTTACTGTGGGTGCTGGCGGTACTGCAGCAACTGGTTCAACTGGTAGTCCTTATGCAACATCAAGCGGCGGTTCTGGAGGCAACTCAACATTTAGCACAATTACATCTAATGGTGGTGGTGGTGGTGGAGCATATAATTCTGCTGGTCCTGCTTATCAAAATGGAGTTGCTGGTGGTTCTGGTGGCGGTGGCGCCATAGGTGAACCATCTCTCGGTGGGGTTGGAGGCGCAGGAAATACGCCAGCAACTTCTCCGTCGCAAGGAAATGGTGGCGGAACTGCAAATTATAATTCACCAGGTGGAACTTATTCTGGTGGTGGTGGAGGAGGTGCAGGTGCAAATGGAACATCTGCAGCAGCTGCAACTGGCGCTGGTTCTGGTGGTTCAGGAGTATCCTCTACAATCACAGGTATTGCAGTAAATTATGCTGGTGGCGGTGGTGGTGGCTGTCATAATAGTAGCACCAATAACACACTAGGTGGCGTTGGTGGCACTGGAGGCGGTGGTAATGGCGCAGTTGGTCCAGGATTTGTAAGCACTTCAGCCACAACCAATACAGGTGGCGGTGGTGGAGGTGGTGGCTGGAATCCAGGTGGACCTAATTCCAATGGCGCTCAAGGTGGAACTGGTGGCTCAGGTATTGTCATTCTCCGCTGGTCATAAATAGTTTCTTTAATATGTAATTGGGAGTATAATTGTATGACTGACAAAATTTATCGTATGTATGGAATTAATACTGCAGTTGAACTCTTGCGTCCAGGCGCAAAGTGGGAATGGACTGGTGGCGTAGGTTTCTCTCGTTGGGAAGATCCAAGACCAGTTCCTACAAAAGAAGAAGTCGAAGAGACAATGGAAAAGATCAAAGCATTTGAAGATTCCATTAATACAGTATGGACCGAGGAACAAATCAAAGAGATCCGCGGATATGAACAACAAATACAGGATGCTACAACTTGAATATTTTTACATTATTTCCAACAGCAGTCGGTAAGTTTCAATTAGATAGAGAATTAACAAAGCAAGAATTAAAGTTTATTGCTGATGCAGAACGTCGTCCAAATATGGGCAATCAAACAAGCGTAAACAATTACGTCTTGAAAGAAAAGCCTTTAAAGAAACTTGGCGATTTTCTACTTGAGTCAGCAAATAAATACTTGACTGAGATATACAAACCAAGAGATGATGTGAAACTATATATCACTCAATCTTGGTTGAATTATACTGAGAAAGGCGGCTATCATCACAAGCATGCACATCCGAATAGTTTTGTTTCTGGTGTGTTTTATGTAAATGCTGATGTCACCAAAGATAAGATCTTTTTTTATGGTAATGAGCAGTACAAACAAATTAAGTTAGATCCAATCGAATTTAATTTGTATAATTCTGAATCATGGTGGTTAGAGGTAGGTGTGGGAGTATTATATCTTTTCCCATCTTCTTTGACTCACATGGTTGAGACTGTTCAGCATGAGGAAACGAGGATTAGTTTATCCTTCAATACTTTTTTGAAGGGAACTATTGGTAGTAATCACAATTTAACAGAGTTATTGATAGAGGAATAAAAATGGCACACTTTGCAGAATTAGACGCAAATAATGTTGTTTTACGAGTCATCGTTGTAGGAAATGCAGACACATCAGATGCCAGCGGTGTTGAAAAGGAACACATTGGCGCTGCTTTCTGCGAAAAACTATTTGGTGGCACTTGGAAGAAAACATCTTACAACGGTAACATTCGCAAGCGTTATGCTGGCGTTGGCTACACATACAATGCTGATCTAGACGCTTTCGTCCCACCAAAGCCATATGCTTCATGGACTTTGAACAACACCACTGCTGATTGGGAAGCACCAGTCGCAATGCCTGTTGAAGAAGGCAAAATGTTCTCATGGAACGAAGAAACAGGCGCATGGGTTGAAACTCCAGGCATGGTCTAAAATAGGAAGTATTCGTTATGATGTCAATGAACGTGAAAGATTATGTGAAAATCTATGATGATTTTCTTGATAAGAAACTATGTAAAGCAGTTGCCAAGAAGTTAAAGAAAGCTGATTGGCAACTGCATACATTTTATCAAGCAACCACTGGCGAATTTATTAGTTACGATAAAGAACTCTCGATTTCTTATGGTAAAGATCTAGAAGAAACTCAAGAGATTCAGAAGAAAATTTGGTTTGCGATTGAGCAATATGTGATGAAAGATCATGCGCATATGGCTGATTGGTTTAGTGGTTGGAATGGTTATACTCAGGTTCGATATAATCGTTATAACACTGACACGCAAATGAAATTGCACTGTGATCATATTCATAGTATGTTTGACGGAACACGAAAAGGTATTCCGACTCTTTCTATTCTAGGATCGTTAAACGATGATTATGAAGGCGGTGAGTTAGTATTTTGGGAAAGCGAAGCGATTCATCTCAAAGCAGGATCGATTATGATTTTCCCAAGTAACTTTATGTATCCGCATAAGGTTATGCCTGTGACAAAGGGAACAAGATATTCATATGTCTCATGGGCATGGTAAAATACAAGTAGATGGCAGACAAACTTCACGGTCGAGCAATTCAAACTAATTCGATTCCTGTCGATAGAATAGTGCCAGGGACAATTACTCTTGATCAATGCGACGCCACGATTGATAACTATGTCAACGATGGTGGTCGACCTTTTATAAGATCTATTAGTTACTTCGGTTCAAATACAACAGCTGCAACTAGCGGTGGTCAAACTGTTCGATTGACAGGCAGCAATTTCGCAGCGAACATCCAGATTTATGTAAACACTTCTGCTGCCCCTGCAGTCTCCAGAACTAATGCCAATTCCGTTTCCTTTACAACTCCAGGAAACGAAGCAGGAACTTATTTGGTTTATGCTATTAATCCTGATGGAGGATTTGCGATTCTAGTGCCTGGAATTGTTTATGCATAAATAAAGAAAAATCATAGGATTTTCGAATGGCAGACAAATTAGACGGCGGTGCAATTGTAGCCAATACAATTCCTGGCACAAAAATCCAATCTGGCACAATCACAACGACGCAGTTAGATCCTGCAATTGCTGCTGCTGTTACCGTACCATTACATCCTAAAATTTCTTCGATCACTTATCCTGGGAATGATACTGCTGCAAACACAGGCGGCGGTGATTCGATTGTCATCAATGGTTCTGGATTCGGAACTAACGTTCAGGTCTATATCAACGGAACTGCTGCTCCGTCAGTAACTCGCAACAATGCGAATGCAGTCACAATTACAACTGCTGCTCAATCTGCTGGAACTTATCTAGTCTATTTGATCAACACCGATGACGGCGGTACTGCTATTCTTGTTCCTGGTATTCAGTATTCTGGAATGCCAACATGGGTTACAACATCACCACTTACTGGTCAAGAAGCAGCTGTTGCTTGGAGCATTTCACTCTCAGCAACAGGTGATTCACCAATTACTTATGCACTACAAGCAGGAAGCTCGTTACCTGCTGGAATTACATTGGCTGCAAATGGATTAATCAGCGGTACAATGACCTCTCCGCCAGAAAGCGACACAACATATAATTTTACAGTACTTGCAACCGACCCACAATCCCAAGACACACCTAAAGCATTTAGTGTTTCTGTAACTGTTGTTGTTGATCCGCAGTTTCAATACACGACTTTGTTATTACAAGCTGACGGAACAAACAACGGCAACAATCATGCGTTTTTAGATTCTAGCAATAATAATTTCACGATTACTCGAAATGGAAACGCAACTCAAGGTTCGTTCACGCCATTCAGTCCGACTGGGTGGAGTAATTATTTTGATGGAACGGGAGATTATTTGACATGGAGTGGATCCACACTTTCTGGAGATTTTACAGTTGAATGTTGGGTTTTCAAAACTGCTGTAGATGCGAGTGGATACACAAATGTGTTTTCAGGTTCTAATGGCAATCATCAGTTATTCATAGACGCTACAACAGCGGGATCAATAGGGCTCGTAATCGGAGCATCTACAATAATTGCTGGAAGCGGTGTTGCTGTTACTCCTAATATGTGGCATCATTTGGCATGGGTTAGAGAAGGATCTACTTGTCGCGTTTATGTAGACGGAATTCAACAGGGAACTGGATCAAGTTCAACCTCATTTGCATTAGGTGTGATTGGTCGATATTATGAAGGCGGATATGAAATGAATGGATACATTTCTAACGCCCGTATTGTTGCTGGAACTTGTTTATATCCAAGTGGAACTACATTCACACCACCAACATCACCATTGACTGCTGTTTCTAACACCGCATTGTTAACATGCCAGAGCAATCGTTTTCGCGACGCAAGCACCAATAATTTTGCAATCACACGCAATGGCGATGTTTCTGTTCAAACCTTCTCTCCATTCGCAACAACTACTGCATATTCACCAGCAACACATGGCGGGTCAGCATTCTTTGATGGGAGTGGGGATTATCTTGAAACCACTAGTTCTCAAATCATTCCTAGCGGAAACTTTACGATTGAGGCGTGGGCTTACATAACAAACAGTAGTTCCACGCAAACCATCGTTGCACAAGGGACTGGCGTAGGCGATGGCGCACGAACATGGATGGGAATTGAAAACAGCAGCGGTGCAAAGTGGGCTGTTCAAGTAGGTGGGACACAGGCTATCAGCAGCGTTACGCCAGTTTTAAACGCATGGCATTACCTTGCTATGGTTTACAGCGGATCAACCATAAAGATGTACCTAAACGGTACAGAAATAGCCTCAGCCTCTTCAACAACAAACGCATCAAATACGACGCTAAAGATTGGAACTAACTGGGGCGGTTACATTACGACTGGATTTTTATCCAATATCCGTATTTCTAACACCGCAAGAACAATTAGCGCAGTCCCGTCATCGTTGTTGGCGGCAGATGCAAATACAGTTTTTCTTGCCAATTTCACCAACGCACAAATTTATGATGCAGCAGCAGGAGCTGTTCTTGAATGTATTGGCGATGCGAAAGTCAACACAGCGATCAAGAAGTATGGCGCAGGATCAATTACGTTTGATGGAAATGGAGATTATTTGATAACGAATGCGCCTTCTACAGAAACAACCAATCTTGGATCTGGTGACTTTACTGTAGAATTGTGGGTTTACTTTAATGGTGTATCTTCAGTTCAAACATTTGTTGATTGGCGTGATGCATCTACAGTTGCTGCATATCCTCTATTAGTGTTGAACTCAGATGCAACCATACTTTGGTCTCATTCTAACAACACTAGAATTACCAGCTCTCCAATATCAGCAAATACATGGTATCATGTTGCGGTTTGTCGTGCTGGTGGACAAACTAAACTGTTTATTAATGGAACTCAAAGCGGGTCAACATATTCTGATTCTACAACATATCTTACCACTTCTGGTGCACCGAGAATTGGAATCGATAGAAGAGCTGCACCATCTTATTACTTTAATGGTTACATCGATGATCTTCGTATCTCCAAAGGTCTTGCTCGTTATCGATACCCATTCACTCCACCAACACGTGCATTTCCAACAAAGGGTGGAACAGCACCAGCAGCTACTGCTGATGAGTATTTTGACTATACAACACTGTTATTGCCAGGAAACGGAACGAACAATCAAAACAACCATACATTCTTAGATTCTTCGAATAATAATTTTACTATCACAAGAAATGGCAATGCAACTCAAGGAACATTTAGTCCGTTCAGTCAAACTGGATGGAGTAATTACTTTGATGGAAGCGGAGATCGCTTAACTGGAGCATCGCCAATACCAGGGCTTTCGTTTGGAACAGGCGATTTTACTACAGAATATTGGGTATATAAAACAAATTCTGGAGTCAATGCAGTCGTATTTGACGCCAGATCAAGCGCATCAGCTTCTCCTTGGGTATTGGCTATAGACACAAATAATTGCCCTTATTTTTATGATGGAAGCACATATACTTCTAGTTTACCAATACAAATAAATTTTTGGAATCATGTTGCAACAGTAAGAACTTCAAGTACCTTAAAAATATTCGTTAATGGTGTTCAAGGATATTCAGCTTCATATAGTACAAATTTAGACAGAACTGCTGGATTTGTAATTGGCGATACCGTGCACGCAGCTGCTCCTCTATCAGGATATTTGTCGAATTTGCGCATCATTAAGGGCACAGCAATTTATACATCAGAATTTACTCCATCAACGTCACCTTTAACTGCTATATCAAATACTTCCTTATTAACATGCCAATCAAGTCGTTTTATAGATAATAGCGCCAATAATCTAACAATTACTCGAGCTGGTGATGTTTCTGTCCAAGCCTTCTCTCCATTCGCACCAACAGCATCATATGCTGCAGCGAATGTTGGTGGTAGTGGATACTTTGATGGAAGTGGAGACAGACTTTCACTCAGCGGAAATTCTGCATTCGACATTTCCAGCGGTGATTTTACGATAGAGGGATGGATTTATCCTCAAAGTAACGCCGCAACACAAGGTCTTTTTGTGCTGTTTACCGCAACAAACAGCAATTATGCTGGGATGACTTGCTATGTCTCACGCAACACTAATTCAACAATAACAGTCGAGGGGGCTTCGCCGTCTATTGGGGGTGGCTCTCCAGCCATTTCAATTACAACTACCGCAACTGCCTTGCCAAATACTTGGACACACATAGCGGTTACGAGAAGTGGCAGCACCTTCACATGCTGGCTAAATGGTGTTTCTGCTGGAACTGCAACCTTCGCGGGGACTTTGTATTGGTCTCCTCCAAATCTATATGTGGGTTCTGGGAACGATAGCGCAACGAATTACTTTACGGGATACATCAGCAATGTTCGTATTGCAAAAGGCACGGCTGTTTACACGACAACCTTTACTCCCCCTACTGCTCCACTTACTGCCATAAGCAACACTTCGTTCTTACTAAACTTCACCAACGCAGGCATCACTGACGCGACAGCCAAAACTATTTTTGAAACTGTTGGTGATGCAAAGATTAGCACAGCGCAGAGCAAATTTGGTGGATCGTCGATGTATTTCGATGGCACTGGCGATCTTTTGCTTGCGAAAAATAATAATAATTTTGATTTTGGAACAGGAGATTTCACAGTTGAGTTTTGGATAAATGCATCAGCTTCTGGAACATATAATCAAGTTGTTGGAACACAAAATTCTAATGCGGATAATGGTGCATGGAGAGTTGGTAATCGTTTCAATAGCGCAAATGTGCTTTATTTCGCGAGAGGAAATGGATCGAGTTTTGATGAGTTTACTGCAGCAGTAAACGTCAATGACGGCAGCTGGCATCATGTTGCAGTTGCAAGGGCTTCTGGTTCAGTAAGAATATTTGTTGATGGTGTTTTTGCAAACAGCTCAACAATAAGTGGAACTTGCACATCAGGAAATGATTTGCGAATTGGATTTAATCCAAGAGATAGTTCATATGTCACTGGTTATGTTGATGATCTTCGCATCACCAAAGGCATCGCTCGTTACACTCAAAACTTCGCCCTACCAACAACAGCACATTTAACTAGATAAATATCTAAAAACGGATCACTTCAATGACAACAGTTGTATCTACTAAAATCGGCGGAACAAATCTCCAAACTATTGGAACTGCTGGTCAGGCTCTCAAAGTCAATTCAACTGGAACTGGGCTCGAATGGGGTTCGGTTGGTGGAGCAATCAACGTTGCTAACGAAATTACCACTAATAGTTCGGGTTACTATATTCTATTCACGAATGCAGCCTCTGGCAATATCACATCAACCAACGTTGCCACTTCGAAGTTATACTTTAATCCTAGTACTGGTACTGTAAGTGCAACGAATTTCAATTCTCTTTCTGATCTACAAGAAAAAGAAAACGTTGAGACGCTAAAAAATGCAGTAGAAATGCTTGCTAATATTCGTGGCGTTCGTTTCACATGGAAAGAAACAGGCGCACCATCTCTTGGTGTTATTGCTCAAGAATTATTACTAGTTGCACCAGAATTAGTTACACGCAACGAACAAGGTGTTCATACTGTAAACTATGCAGGTCTCAATGCTATTCTTATTGAAGCAATGAAAGATCTTCACTCACAAGTACAATTACTTCGCACTGAAATTGAGAATCTAAAGAATGGCAATTCTACAGGCGGGTAACACAGTAGTTGGCGACGCAGGTAACGGCAATTTCAATGTAGTGTCTGTTACGAGTAATGGGTACATCGAAATCCCAGATACCACGCCATCCGTCAATGCAAATTCGAATTCTTTTATAACTCTCGGTGCTACTGGCGTCACAATTAATAACGCCATGTGGTCTTGGTGGATCAAGCCACTAGTCCTTCGCGACAAAAACGCATCCAATCATTGGACGTATGCTTGCTTCACACAATCTAATGGAGCGGTTGGCGTCTCTATTACCAATCATAATACTGCAAACACAACGCAGTATACAATTACACCAGCAAATACTTTCTCAAAAGACGATCACAATGCCAGCGCAGTTGTAACTGGCAATAACAAAGCCTATATTTTTATTCAGGGTCGTACGGCAAATTCTGCAGTATTAAATACAAAAAATATGTTTTATATTGAATTTAATGAAGGCGAAAGTCCAGCAAATAAAAATCTTGTCAACGTAACTTTCTCGACTGCCCCAACAGCAACGGCATCGTTCTATCCAAACGCATTTAATGCCAACGGAAAGTTTATTTTATTGGGTCGTCAACAAGTTTTAAACACTGCGAATCAATGGCTGGCTGTAACTGGTGATTATCCTGTTGCGAATTTGTCGACGCCAAAAGGATTGTTTAAGTCAATTTACACTTGGCCATATTTTGCAATTAGAAGAAGTTACGAAGATAAAGATATTTTAAATTTTGCTCAGGGCTGGCATCCATACGATTCGACTTCCAATAATAACATTTACTTTGGTAAAATTCTTCGTAACGGAAACACTGCCCCATGGGATGTGTATGCGAATAATGCAGTCATCGGTAATCTAACTGATGGAACTGGATTGCCATTTGACGAAGCAGACTTTGAATTAGTGTTCACCAATTCAGGGGCAAATAATTCTGTTCGTTTGTTTGACGTTCATGACGATGCTGTAGCATTCGGAACATTCAATAAACTTGTTAATATAATTCAATATAAAGTCGCATATAAAACAGGAAATACTTGGTATACAAAAACTGTTTGCACTGGTGGATATCCATTCCACGGTGTTCAAGTTCGTGACTATTATGGCGGCATGGCAATCTCTGAGAGAGACAAATACACTATCACAGTTGCCGCTGAAGTAAACAATCAATGGGATATTCGTGAATACAAGAGCACCGACAGCGGCAATACTTGGATTTTAAACAATAGCACAAGAGCAGACATCTATCAAGTTGCTGGTCGTCCAATGGACGAAGTCTTATCTGAAGATGCACATATCTATAACAGCACAGATCAACTTGGATCATTTAGTTGGTTCGGATCTTATGACGGTTCAGACTTCACCACATTTAGCACGAACGTTGCATCAACAAGATTAGTCGGAACAGGAAGACAAAATCCTACTATCGATGCAAATCAAAAAGGATTTTTCAGCACTGTAAACACACCTTCAAGTGGATATATTGAAGTCAGTTCAGTATCATTATCGCATGGCTATGCAAGCGGTGGACTCACACTCTTACCATTCCCAGCTCAGTCTGATCGTATCGATAAGTTTCCGTTTGCATCAGATACAAATGCAACAACGATAGGTTATTTGTCGCAACAAATTAGAGGTGCAGCTGGCATATCATCAACAACAAATGGATATACTGCTGCTGGTCAGTTTGCTTCACCTGCGATTTTACCTGCAAATCAAACTTCTATTGGTAGAATTGAACGATTCCCATTTGCTGTAGACATTGGCTCAACCTATGTTGGCGAGCTTGTAACAAAAAGAGCTTTCCCTGCTGGTTCAGAATCTTCTACACATGGATATGCAAGCGGTGGTCAGACCAATTTGCCTGCATATCCACCAGTAACTTGGACAGCTGCAATAGAAAAATTTCCATTTGCTGCTGAGTTTGCTGCTGCCACAACTGTGGGTAATTTGACAGTAGTGCGATTTGGTGCTATGGGTCAAAGTTCAAGCACTCACGGTTATGCTTCTGGTGGTGGAACGCCTCCACCTCCTGCTCTCGTCAATGTCGCAACAATTGATAAATTTCCATTTGCGACGGATACAAATGCAACATTTGTTGGAGATTTGACTGAAGCGAGACGTGTTGGTGCTGGCACACAATCAACCACTCATGGGTATGCTTCTGGTGGTGGACACCCCGCAACTCCTACATTATACTCAAATGTCATTGACAGATTTCCATTCTCTAGCGACACAAATGCATCAGATGTGGGTGATCTAACTCAGGCTAGAAGAACAACTGGTACAGGTTCTTCTTCAACAACTCATGGGTATACAGCTGGTGGCTCAGATTCACCAACTTATGGAAATGTTATAGATAAGTTTTTATTTGCTGCAAGCGCGAATGCCACAGATGTTGGTGATTTAACTCAAGCAAGAATTGACCCTGCAGGTTCACAAGGCTAATGGCAATTACAATCAATAATATAACCGTTATCGATGATAGTTCAAATGCAAATTTGACGCAAGTGTCAATATCATCTTTAGGATATATGATCGCTGGTGCTGCGAATACAACACCACCGCATGCAGGAACATTATATGGATATGCTTCTGCTGGAATTTATCCACTCAGATCTCCGCCGCCAGTATACAATCAAACAATTGAAAGATTTCCGTTTGCTACAGATACAAATGCAACATCAATTGCAAGCGCGCAATTAAAAAGAAGAAGAGGTGGGTCTTGTTCTTCAGAATTAGCAGGTTATGCAGTTAGTGGGGACTCTACAACAGAATCTAGCCCACTCCCACCTCAAATGGGTTTAGCATATTACTTTAATATTGAAAAATTTAATTTTGCCACTGAAGCGCCATCAGCTGGCGTTGGTAATCTACAATTTGTTCGAGTCAATGGCGGTGTAGGTGTTGCATCGCCAACTCATGGATATGTTGGTGGGATGAAAATATATAATGAAGTCCCTGTCGACATTGAAAGATTTTCTTTTGCAAATGAAGCAGAAACAGCAATTATTGGTGGTATGACATATTATCGTCAGGGTCCATGTGAAGCAGCATCTTTAACTGATGGATACATTATGAATGGAACATTGTTAGGTTCTGGTCCACCAGCAACTATCTTGACAAATATAATTGAAAAGTATCGTTTTTCATCCGAAACAGATTCAGCTTTGGTTGGAGAAACAACACGCGCAAGATGGCTTGTGATTGGAGCGTCTTCACCAACACATGGTTATGCAATGGGCGGGGTTGCAAATACTCCTGTTGTACGATATAGAACAATTGACAAAATGTCATTTGCAGCTGAGGGAACGTCAACTTATGTTGGTGATCTTTCATCAAATAACGCAAGTGCATGTTCATCATCTAGCGCAACGCATGGATATATGCTTGGCGGCGCAACGAGCAATAATCCTCCAGCACCAGTGACAGCGACAAATGCAATTGATAAATTTCCTTTTGCTACTGATTCCAATGCTACTGATATTGGGGATTTGACAGAACCTAAATTCCAATCTAATGGGTTTATAAATTGATTTTTAGTTGACTTTTTGTTATAATATAGTTTTTGGGTAAATAATGAACAAATTATTCTTCTGTGGCGGATTGCCTCGCACTGGTTCTACAGTGCTTATGAATATCCTGCAGCAAAATCCAAGAATATTTACAACAGGCACTTGTGCTTTGCCCGATCTCTTGCATCAGCAAGTTTTAATCAAGTCTCGTTATCGCGAGCAATTTCAAGCAATGAGTTTGGAGCAAGCCGATAAAGCCATGTACGGATTAATTCATGGAGCAACGAAGGGATGGTTTGAAGCACTTACCAACAAACCTGTCGTAATATCCAAGAATCGTTCTTGGTCAAATCTATTTCATTTATATCCAGATAGCAAGTATATTTGCATGGTTCGTGATCTTAGAGATATTATTGAGAGTTTCGAGAAAATAAATCAACGAACTCTTGCTCTTCATTCTTTTGCCGACGATAATGCTCTTGTTCCTGCCATGTCTGAGTCTGAGAAGTTTGGGTATTATTTTAAATCATTAAATGTTTTGTCTGATGCATTAGCGAACGATGTTACTAGAATGATGGATGTATTCAAGAAAAATCCATCTAAAGTTTTGTTTATTCGATTTGAAGATTTTACAAAAGATCCAATCTATATTCTTAAGAAAGTCTACAATCATATAGGCGAAGAATATTATTCACATGATTTAGAAAATATCAGTCAATCAGTTTTGTTCGAACATGATCATGCATATTTTAAAGAACGTGCTGATCATCAAACTGCTCCATCTTTTCAATATTATAAAGAACCACAGAGAACATTTTCTACTCGCTTTCAACAGGAAGTTTTAAACAATTATAAATGGTTTTACGAAGGGTTTTATCCAGATGCATCCTAATCAACACAATATTTTTTCTGTTCCTATTTGGGGATATATAATTAATAGCGAGAAATATCACTCGAGCGATTATCTAGATTTAATTTCACATCTAGAAGAAACAGAGCCATCTAAAAAGAAAAGTAATTTTGGTGGGTGGCAATCTAGAAGTGATCTTCATAAAGAAGGATTGTTCCAAGAGTTTAAAAAGGTTATATTAATTCTTGCAAATGATATTGCTAAATCGCAAGACCTACCAGAATTACATTTAATCAGTATGTGGGCGAACATAAATTACAAACATTCATTTAACGCAGCGCATACACACGAAGGAATATTATCTGGTGTGTTTTATTTGAAGACTCCACCCAACTGCGGCAAATTAATACTCGAGAGCCCAGCAGTAAGAGCCGATACTAGTCCATATAAAATTAGAAATTATCCAGTTGAACCAAGCCCATTAAGTTGTATTATATTTCCAAGTTGGCTTTCGCATTATGTTGAACCAAATATGAGTGATGAGAAGAGAATTAGTTTGAGTTTTAATTTTGATATTAAGAGAGAAATATCATGAGTGTAAAAGAGCATTTCGATAATAACGGATTTGTAATCCTATCTAATGTCTTGCCAAAAGAAAATTGTGAACAATTAGTCACTTACATGTTTGATCTTCTCAAGCAGGGTAAACTTGTGAAAGACGAGCAATGCCCACTGAGTGACTCTGTTTATGGAGATCCCACATTCGATGAACTATTGCAAAGATTTGCCAAGCCGATTGGTGATCATCTAGGCAAAACTCTTCTCCCAACATATACCTATGCTCGAATCTATCGAACTGGCGAGGTACTGAAAAAACATAAAGATCGTCCAGCCTGTGAGATTAGCGCGACCATGACGCTTGGATTCGACGCTAAACATCTTTGGAAGATCTTCTTTGATGAAGAAAAAGAGATTCCAGTCGATCTTGATATTGGAGAGATGGCAGTTTATGCTGGATGCGATATCTTACATTGGCGTCCAGCGTTTAAAGGTAACTGGCACATTCAAGTATTCTTTCATTATGTTGATGCGAATGGTCCATATGCATCTCATGCAAAAGATGGTCGTGAGAAGTTTGGTGTAGATAAAGTCAAAAATGTTCTTCCCAAAACAGAGAAGCAAGACTTTAAGTTTCCAAAACCGATATTCAATACCATTATTATTCCGAGCACTTTAGATAATACTTTTCCTGGATATTATCCGATCAACAGTCAAAACATTCCAGAGTTAAAGTTTACTGATAAAGAATGCGATACGATACTTAAAATGCTCAACGATGCATATCCATCGACAGCAGGTGTTGGTGGATCGAAAGAAAATAGTCGTATTTCTAGAGGTATTCGCTCAGCCAATATCTATATCCTAGAAAACGACGAAGAAAACCATTGGATCTTTCAGAAAGTCGCAAACATTGTATCGTTTGCGAATGAACATCATTTTCAATACGATTTAACTGGAATCACTCATGGAATTCAGTTAATTGAATATTCCTCTGACTTCGACGTTAAGGGTCATTACGATTGGCACGTTGATGCTGGAAATGGTGAGCCAGTGACTCGAAAGATCTCTTTCACGGCTCAATTAAGCGATCCCAGTGAATATGAGGGGTGCGAGTTAGTTATAAATAATCATGGAACAGAAGTCGTTGCAACCAAAGAGAGAGGTTCGGTTCATTTGTTCCCAAGTTATATGACGCATAAAGTGACTCCGATTACGAAAGGAAATCGTTATGCATTAGTCATTTGGATTCATGGATCTAGGAGATTTAGATGAGTGAGAATGAAGCGAAAGATAAAGAATTAGCCATTTTTGAGGAAATTCGCAAGGATTTGGCGCTATCCTCAGAACTCAAAGTCCCAATGAGTTATGTTTTTGGGCGAGGTACTGTAAAGGCAATACAAAGTTTCGGTAACACTTCGTTGCTTGTCAACTCTACGAAAGTCGATAAGGCGATTCAAAACGTCGAAGAGTTGCAAAGCATTTGGAATCATAGTCACTCTCAGTGGTCTTGGAAGCATCTAAATCTCAGTTATCATGCACCATATAAGAATATGCGTCAGATTGCTGCTGAGATGGCTAAAAAGAAAGCCGCATTGAACGAAGCCAAATGGCGCCATGTTGAGGTTGAGATTAAGATTCGTAAAATTGAAGAAGAACTTCAAAAAGAGGGTCTCGATTATTGGCGCGAAGTAGAATTAAAAGTTAAACTCACGAAACTTAAAGAGGGTTTGGCTGAAGGTATGAGTTACGTTGAAGGAGCAATGAAAGACGTTCTTACGTTGAATGCTCTTTACGAAGAATTAAAAGAGAAGGTTTCTGGTTTCACTGAACATGATATTGAGAAAGAAGAAACAAAGAGTCACCTAAAACGTTCAATTGTACAATGCATTCGTGATGTTCGTCAGTTTGGTAGTATTTCGAAAGGTGAACAAGAATACGTCGAACAGATTGGTGTGAATCCAATGAAGTTGCAGGCAGTTCTTCGAGCCTATGTTGAAAATGAAGCCAAACAACAAACATGGGACGTAAGCGGATTGTACGAATTTGTTGATAAGTTGGTTGACGAATTGGCTGATGTTTATAAAGTTGACGTTGCTAGAATGAAACTACAAGGATTCAGCAGCGAACCAATTGAGGAATTTTCTTATTCAAATAAGGTAGCATTGCTCGAAAAGAAAGAGGAAGAATAAATGCCTGTTGCAGAATACAAGTTACATAAACAAGGTCATCGTCGCCTAGTGCCAGAGTTTATCGACGATCGCGGTCACTGGTTTAACCCAAGTGATCACACCTATATTGGCTGGATTGAAGAAAATCCAGATCACTATGTGCCAGATACAATTAACTATCTTACAAAAGAGCAATTTGTTACTCGAGCACTTGCAATACATGCTGCCAGCCCAATGCATGGCGATGATGGTGAGTCTCCAGTCGGTGGTGCTCAACTTACAAGTGAACAGGTGCAAACAGCTGCAGAATCATGGTATGATGGATTTGTAGCAAAAAATACAGCTGGTTAAAATGGAAATTATTCTTGCTCAAAAAATATCTGAATTGGATAAGAGTGAATTGATCAATCTGCTTATGAAGTTGCAAATGAACGAGCCAGAAGCATTTAAAGCACTTCAAGAAGCAGTAGACGATCTATGATCCGTGTTCAAAAAGATAGAATACAATTTGACGATTATACTCTTTATGCTACTCCCACTGGATTTTCCTTTGACGGGAGAATAGTTGCATCAAACTTTATAAATCTTTTTCAAGGGACAATATCTGGTTATGCGAGCAGTGGATACAATGGTGGCGCATTAGCAACTATTGATAAATTTCCATTCGCAACTGATGCGAACGCAACTCCAGTTGGCAATTTAAGCCAAGCAAGATTTTTTGGTGCATCGCAATCTTCAAAAACACATGGCTATCATTCTGCAGGTTATAATGGGAGTAACGTTAACACCATTGATAGATTTCCGTTTGCTGTAGATGCAAATGCAACAGATATTTCTGATACTACAACTTCAGTTAGATCTCATTCAGGTCAATCCTCTACAACACACGGTTATAGTAGCGGTGGATTAACTTCGGTTGATTCTAATGTTATTGACAAATTTCCATTTAGCGTAAATCAAAACGCAACTGATGTTGGCGATTTAACTCAAGCAAGATTTGGCGTCGCTGGACATAATTCTAGCGTCAGTGGATATGTTTCTGGTGGATTAACATATCCTCCATATACTAGTAGAGACACTATCGATAAATTTCCCTTTGCCACTGACACAAATGCAGTAGATGTAGGAAACTTATCTCAAGCAAGATACTATCCAGGAGGCGTTTCTTCTGCAACAAATGGATATACTGTTGGCGGAAATTTATTTAATGGCACCCCACCAAGCGCGAGTGTTAATATCATAGATAAATGGCCATTTGCTGCCGATACAAATGCAACTTCTATTGGAACTTTGTCTCTTCAAAGATCTGGGCTTGCTGGTTCTTCATCAACAACTAATGGATATTCCACAGGCGGTCATTACGTTCCTTCGTGGCCAGGTGGCTACAGTAATGTTATCGATAAATTTCCGTTTTTTACAGATGCAAATGCAACTGATATTGGTGATTTGACTCAAGCGAGACAAAGCGTGGGGCATCAAGTATGACCATTCGCATTTACGACAATAGAATTGATTTCGGCAACTATAGTTTATCAGTTGACAACATTGGAATTTCTGTCAAATCATCTTATTCAAATTCCATGGGAACGTTGACCGCCACTTCAATCGAAGCATTAAACTATCCATTCCAAGGAACTGTGGCAGGATATACGAGTGGAGGATGGCTTCCTCCTGGATCTAACGTTATTGACAAATTTTCTTTTGTGTTTGCATTGTCTAATGCAACTGACGTTGGAGATTTAACTCAAGCCAGATGTTTGTTGGCGTCTCAATCATCAGCAACCTATGGTTATTCAACAGGTGGATATCTGGGACCACCATTTAGTAATGTAATTGACAAATTCCCATTTGCAATACACAGTAATGCAACAGATGTTGGTGATTTGACACAAGGTCGATATGGTCCAGTTGGTCAATCTTCAAATACTGCAGGATATAGCAGCGGTGGCATCACACCGCCAACTAGAGCAACGATCGACAAATTTCCATTTGCTGTTGATTTAAACGCCACCTCTGTTGGAAGTTTATCTCAAGCAAGATATTATTCAACTGGACATTCATCAACTACTCATGGATATACTGCTGGCGGAACCAGTTCAAATGTCATTGACAAATTTCCATTCGCATCGGACGCAAATGCAACAGATATTGGAGATATCTTATCTGCTTCTGCATATCAAATCGCCTCAGGCATTTCTTCTCAACATCATGGTTATGTGACTGGTGGTGGTTGGCCAGGAACTGTTAGCAATGTGATTCAAAGGTTTTCATTTATCACAAATCAAAATTCTTCTGATATTGCTGATTTGACTCAAGGTAGGTACGGTGCAGCTGGAACTTCTAGTACAACTCATGGTTTCACTGCAGGTGGTGCTGTTGCGCCATATACGGTTCAGAACACTATTGATAAGTTTCCATTTTCTGCCAGCGACGGTGCATATCTTTGCGTTGATCTTGGCGATCTTACTCAATCTCGTGGATATATGAGTGGACAACAAGACTAATGGCTATTAAAGTTTACAATAATAAAATTATGATCGGATCATACACGATTCAAGAAGGTTCAGGCGGGCTCGTGTTTGATGGATCGATCAAAGCAGAATCATTACTGCGTGAAGGATCATTTCAAGGATCGGTGGCAGGATTTGCTTCTGGTGGATACATAATGCCAGGTGGATCATCAAATGTTATTGACAAATATCCTTTTGCTACTTCTACTTCAAATGCAACAGATCATGGAGACTTAACTCAAGGTAGATATGGCGCAACGTCTCAATCTTCTGATTTGCATGGATATACTTCTGGTGGTGCAACTGGTGGACCTTCAACAAATACAATAGATAAATTTGCATTTGCATATGCAGGTAATGCTTCAGATGTTGGTGATTTGAGCGAGGTTGTGTACACTAGTGGTGGCAGTTCATCTAAACAATTCGGATTAGGATTTGGTGCTGGCAGCGTTTACCCAACATCAAGCAATATTATACAAAAAATTCCCTTTTCTGTGGATAGTTTTTCATTTGATATTGGGGATTTAAGCGTAGCTCGTGGATTTGCTGCTGGTCAATCATCAACAACTCATGCATATAACTCAGGTGGGGAACCTACTAGTGGCGCAACAGCATTGAATGTTATCGATAAATTTCCAATGGCTGCTACAAGTTATGCATTAGCGTCTGATGTTGGTGATCTAGCCAGCGCATCTACTCGACACACTGGACAATCTTCCACCACTCATGGTTATTCTAGTGGTGGTGGAACTTGGCCACCTGGAACCTCAGGGGCAACAATTCAAAAATTTTTATTTGCGTCTGATTCGAATGCTACTAGCGTAGGGAGTTTAACTGCAGCTAGATGGACTGGATCTGGATCATCTTCAACTGTTGAGGGATACACTAATGGAGGAAATGCGCCACCCTCCTACACAAACGTCTCCACTATTGATAAATTTCCATTCTCAACTGATTTTAATGCAGTTAGCGTGGGGTCGCTTACAGTTGCAAGAGGATTAGGCTCTGGTGGATTCCAAATTTAAATAGGGCATAACCTAAATATAGAATAAAAACTGAGGTCTCAAATGGCATCTCCATCAACTCGCGAACAACTTAAAGATTACGCTCTTCGTAAACTTGGATTTCCAGTTATCGACATTAATGTCGACGACGATCAATTGGAAGATCGCATTGACGATGCTTTACAAAAGTATCGTGACTATCACTACGATGGAACAGAAGAAATATATCTTGCGACTCAGTTAACTGCAAATAATCTTGCTAACGGCTACGTCGACGTCTCCGATAATATCGTCGGAATTACTCGAATTATGCCTATCACTGGCGATAGCGTCAGTTCTCAAAATGGTCAAGGATTTAACATCTTTGATATCAATTATCAGCTTCGCCTCAATGACTTCTACAGTTTAACTGCATCAAGTTACACTTACTATTACATCGCTCGCACGCATCTTGCGATGCTTGATATGATCGTGACTGGAGAAGTTCCATTTAGATATAACAAAACTGTGAATCGCGTGACAATCTACATGGACTGGAATGCAAGATTATCTGAGAATGATTATATTGTGATGCAAGCACAAAGAATTATCGATCCGACAGTTTATACAAAAATTTATAATGATTCTTGGGTAAAAGAATATACAGCTGCACTCTTCAAGAAACAATGGGGTGCAAATTTAAGTAAGTATGCAAACTATGCACTTCCTGGTGGTTTGGTCGTCAATGGAGAAGCAATTCTCAGAGATGCAACACAAGAAGTTGAATTGCTCGAGCAGAAACTTCGAGACATTTATGAATATCCACCAATGATGATTGTGGGATAAAAATGGGCACATCAGTATACTTTAACAATCAAGATGCAACTCGTGAGCAGTTCCTCATTGAGGACATGATCATTGAGTCAATCAAGAATCATGGAATTGATGTTTATTATATCCCAAGAGAATCTCAATCTGAACTTGATGATTTATTTGGCGATGATCCAGTCAAATCATTTTCAACAGCCTACTCATTAGAGATGTATCTCGAGTCATTTCAAGACTTCGAAGGCAATCAAGAATTTTTCTCTAAGTTTGGTTTGCAAATTCAAAAAGAAGCTCGAGTTGCTGTGGCTCGTAGAACATTTGAAAGAAATGTTCCAACCGCAGTTCGCAATGTCCCAAAAGAAGGTGATTTGATTTATCTTCGTGTTCAAAAGAAGTTACTTGAAATCAGATTTGTTGAAGAAGAAAAAAACTTCTTCCAAGCAGGTAAACAAGCACCGTATATGTACGGACTAAATCTCGAAGTCTTTAGATATAATGGCGAACGACTTACAACTGGAATTGAAGAAATTGACAACGTTGCAGACAGTCGCGCCTTCGGTATTGAGTATACAATGCAGGCAGGTGGATTTGGAACTTATCTTGAGCACGAGATTGTTTATCAAGGACTCACTCTTGAAACAGCAACTGCGAAAGCGTATGTTTCAAGTTGGGATCGTCCAACTGGAAAGTTAACTCTTAGAAATATCAAAGGATCATTTGCTGCAAACTCAATTGTAAGAAGCACTACATCAGGCGCAGCTTGGTTTCTTGCAAGTGGAAATCCACAAGAGAACAAACCAGATCTGTTTGATAACAACGTTCTCATTGAAACAGAAGCAGATAACATTCTTGATTGGACTGAAACAAATCCATTCGGAACTACAGACGAGAATTTCTGATGTTATCAAATCAACATTTTTATCACAGAATTACTCGAAAGATGGTCGTCGCATTCGGCACCATGTTCAATAATTTAAGATTACATCGTTATAATTTAGCAGGTACAACTGAAATTGAAAGAATTACAGTGCCGTTAAATTATGTCACTAAAGAAAAGTTTTATCAGCGCATCACTCAAGATCCAAAACTCGAAAAAGAAGTTCAAATCACTTTGCCTAGAATGTCATTTGAATTGAGTTCTATTGCATATGATCCTTCTCGTAAAATTTCTCCATACATTCGACAATTTGGTGCATTAGATGATACGTCACTTAAAACTGTTACGATGGCACCATACAATTTTAACTTTCAATTGTACATCTATGTTCGCAATACAGAAGATGGAACGCAATTGATTGAACAAATTCTACCATATTTTAATCCTGATTACACAATGACATTAAATTTGGTAGACATTGGCAATCCAGTAGACGTTCCACTAATACTTCAAAGTGTTGATTATAATTCTAGTGGTTCTGATGGTCCACCACAAGAATTACGAATATTACAATGGAGTCTTGGATTCCAGATGCGTGGATATTTGTATGGACCAGAAAGTAACGTGAGAGTCATTCGTCAATCAACAGCAAATACATTCCAATTTAATACAAGCAATACAGGTCCACAAGCATTCTTAATGTCAAGTGGAACTGGAGATTATCAAGCAGGTGAGTTGGTATTTCAAGGAAGAAATATTGACGGTGCATCTGCCAGTGGATTTGTCTCTTCATGGGATACTGTCGCAAATACATTGATTGTGAATGATATTTCTGGATCATTTGATGTGAATACAAGAGTAACTGGAGCTGTAACAAATACATCATATGTCTTATCAAGTTATAGATCTGCTGCAGATTATCAGTTAAATAGCATTACAGTCACACCAGACCCAAACACAGCAAATGCAAATACTGCATTTGGATTTGACATAGCAATAGAAAGTGCACCTAACATTTCATAATTTATGAGCGAAACAGATAAAAACCTAGCAGAAATTCTAAACACTGATTATGTACCTGTTGTAAAAGAAGACAAGCCCATAACAGTTCATCAAGATTCTTCTGAAAATCCAGACGCGAATTATTCTCGTGCAAATTATTACAACCTCATTGAAAAAGGCAACGAAGCCCTTGACGGTATTCTTGAAGTTGCTCGAGAATCACAACACCCAAGAGCATATGAAGTTGCTGCAAATATGATCAAGAATCTCTCTGATGTCACAGAGAAACTCATGATTCTTCAGAAACAACAACATGATTTAAAACCAAAAGAAGCAACACAAACAAATATTAATGTTGATAAAGCAGTTTTTGTTGGATCTACAACTGAGTTGCTAAAGAAATTAAAGAATGAATCTGCCAGCTAAAATTAAAAATTATCTTGGTAATCCCAATTTAAAACGAGTCAATATGCCAGTATCACTTACGGAGGATGAAGTCCGTGAGTTTTTGCGTTGCTCAGAAGATCCGATTTATTTTATCGAGCGTTATGTGAAGATCATTACACTTGATAAAGGTTTTGTGAATATCTCATTGTATCCGTTTCAGAAAGAAGCCATTGCAGATATTAACGAAAATCGTCGTGTAATATTAAAAGCAGGACGTCAGCTTGGCAAAACAACCATGGTTGTTGGATATATTCTTTGGTACATCTTGTTCAATCAAGATAAACTTGTCGCAATTCTAGCAAACAAAGCACCAACAGCGCGTGAAATTTTAAGTCGCATCAAGATTGCATATGAAGCATTACCACTTTGGATTCAACAAGGCGTTAAAGTTTGGAACAAGGGTGACATTGAACTTGAGAATAACTGCCGTGTGATGGCAACGTCTACTGCCTCAAGCGCAATTCGTGGTTACTCTATTTCGCTTCTATATCTTGACGAATTTGCATTCGTTCCAAGTAACATTGCTGAAGAATTCTTCACCTCTGTATATCCTACGATTTCTTCTGGTCAGTCCTCTAAGATTCTAATCTCTTCAACTCCGAATGGAATGAATCACTTTTATAAAATGTGGACAGAAGCAACAGAAGGTCACAATGGGTTCATGCATATTGAAGCCAATTGGAGACAGGTTCCAGGTCGAGATCAAAGATGGGCGGATGAGCAGCGGCGAGTTCTTGGTGATCAAAAATACTATCAAGAAGTTGAATGTGAATTTATGGGTTCTTCTGGAACTCTTATCTCAGCAGCAGGGCTTAAAAGTCTTGCATTTGTGACACCATTAAGCAAAACAGAAAGCGGAATTTCGATTTATCATCAACCAGTAACTGGAAGAAATTACATCATTGTGGCTGATACATCTCGAGGTAAGGGTTTAGACTACTCGGCTTTCGTTGTGGTAGATATATCGAAGATTCCATATACTCTGGTCGCGACCTATAAAGATAATAACATCAGCCCTCTTGTTTATCCGAGTATTATTAAGAGAATGGCTGAGTATTATAACGGTGCCTATGTTCTCGTCGAGATCAACGATAATGGTCAGCAAGTTGTCGACTCTTTATTCGAAGATTATGAGTATGAAAACATTCTTTCGACGGTCGAAATTAAAAATAGAATGAGTCTTACATGGGGATATGGTAAGAAGTCTGATCGAGGTATTCGAACAACTAAATCCGTTAAACGTCTCGGATGCTCGGTTTTGAAGAATCTGATTGAATCTCAACAAATTTTGATTCAAGATTTCGAAACAATCTCGGAGTTATCGACTTTTATTGCTCGAGGAACAAGTTTCGAGGCTGAAGAAGGAAGTCATGATGATCTGGTGATGTGTTTGGTCTTATTCTCTTGGTGTACAAGTCAAAACTTCTTCTCCGAACTCAGCGACACAAATATTAAGAAGCATCTCCACGAAGAACAGATGCGACAAATCGAAAATGAGATGCTTCCGCTACCTTTGACGAATGTCGCCGACGAGAAAAGCGATTCTTTTGTACACGATGGAGCTGTTTGGAACATTGTTCAGAACGAAAAATGGGGTGTTCATTAAAATTCTACAAATCCTCTTTTTACTAAATAATTTCGTAGATTTTCTTAATTCTCCATGCATAGGAGCATAAACATGGCTTTTCAATTATCTCCTGGTGTTGTTACTTCTGAAATTGACTTAACAACCGTCGTTCCATCAACTGGAACAACAACTGGCGCCTTCGCAGGAATTTTTCAATGGGGTCCAGCCGAGATTGCAAGACAGGTTGAAAATGAAGTTCGACTTGTAGAAGTTTTTGGTAAACCAGACAACAATACCGCAGTTTCATTCTTTACTTGTGCAAACTTTTTGACCTATGGCAACGACCTTCGTGTTGTTCGCGCAGTAAACGGCTCAAACACAAGAACTGCAACATCATCAGGAAACACTTCATTCTTGATTAAGAATGAAGATGAATACTTCACCTCTTACTATTCTTCAAACACTGCAGCTTCTGGTGCATGGGCAGCAAGATACGCTGGTGCACTTGGCGACTCTCTTAAGGTTAGCGTTTGGGCAAACACTGACGCAACTGCATTCAACTCTTGGACATATAAGAACTATTTCGATTCTGCTCCAGGCACCTCAGCATTCGTATCAAACGTAAGCGGTGCGAATGACGAATTGCATATCGTAGTTGTCGATGAAGACGGATTGTTCACAGGAACCTCAGGTACGGTTCTAGAAACCTATCCATTCCTATCAAAAGCATCTGATGCAAAAGATAGCGTCGGCAATTCAAATTATTACAAAGATGTTCTTTGGAGAAAGTCAAAGTACGTCTACTGGATGGATCATCCAGACGCAGCAAACACCTCAGCAACTTGGGGTACTGTTTCTGCTGGCAAGACATTTGCTCAACTCGCTAACGTCACAGCAATTCACACTGTGTCACTCAGCGGTGGTGCTGATGGATTCCCAGTAGCAGCAAATGTTCAAACAGGATATAGCAAGTTTATCGACTCTGATCAGATCGATGTATCGCTTGTTATGACTGGAGACGCAAATGCTCAAGTCCAGCTCTATGCAATCAACAGCGTTGCTGAAGTTCGTAAGGACTGCGTTGTATTCGTATCACCAACTCTTGCTAATGTAACATCGTCAACACCAACTGACGACGTTGTCAACTATCGTAAGAATGCTCTTTCAAACGTCAGCTCTTCATACGCAGTGATGGATAGCGGTTGGAAATATCAATACGACAAGTACAACGACAAGTATCGTTGGATTCCACTTAATGGTGACGTTGCTGGTCTCTGTGTTCGCACAGACCTTGAAAGAGATGCATGGTATTCACCAGCTGGCGCATCACGTGGTCAAATCAAGAACGTAATTAAACTTGCATATTATCCAGTGAAGACCGACAGAGATACGCTCTATAAGAACGGCGTCAATCCTGTTGTATCGTTTGCTGGTGAGGGTACTCTACTATTCGGCGATAAGACATTGCTATCGAAGCCAAGTGCATTTGATCGCATCAATGTTCGCAGATTGTTTATTACTCTCGAGAAAGCAATTGCACGTGCTGCGAAGGCACAACTCTTCGAATTTAACGACGAGTTTACAAGATCGCAGTTCGTATCAATTGTTGAACCATTTTTGAGAACGGTGAAGGGTCGTCGTGGAATCACAGACTTCAAGGTTGTCTGTAACTCAACAAACAATACATCGGATGTGATCGATCGCAATGAGTTTATTGGTGACATTTATGTTAAGCCAAATCGTAGCATCAATTTCATTCAACTAAACTTTGTTGCAGTTCGCAGTGGTGTGTCGTTTGATGAAGTCGTTGGTAGATTCTAATAAATAATCTAAAGTCAGGAGAACGCAATGCCTTTCAATATTACAGACTTTAAAGGAAATTTTCCTTTCGACGGCGCACGCCCAAATCTGTTTGAAGTCAATATTCCAGTCTTTGATCAAAAACTTACTTTTACTGCAAAAACTGCACAGCTTCCAGGCTCAACAGTAGGAACGATTGAAATTCCTTATTTTGGTAGAACTGTAAAGGTTGCTGGAAACAGAACATTCCCTGAATGGAGTGTAACAGTGATCAATGATGAAGACTTTGTTATTCGCAATCAGTTGGAAGAATGGATGGCAAGAATTAACGGTCACGAAAGTAATCTTGCTGAAGCATTCTATAGCCAATATACATTTGATGCTGAAGTTTATCAGTATGGTAAACAAGGAAACATTATCAAGTCATATACTTTCATTGATATGTTCCCAACAGATATTTCACCAATCGATGTCAGCTGGGATGCAAATGATGCAATCGAAGAATACGCAGTAACGTTCCAATATCAGTATTGGAATTCTGCAGAAGTCTTTGTTGGATAATTGAATCAAATATGAGCAGCCTTAATGACCTTTTAAGGAAGATCAATAATATCACGCGTGGTGTGAATAACATCACAAGAATAGCGTCGAGTTTTAATGCTAGCACTCGCGCTGTTCGAACTTTGAGAGATCAATTTCGTGGCAAGAAAAATCCGCGACCATCATCGCAGTTCACTGGATCAACATCAAATCCACAAGCCAAACCTCTCGGTCTCACACCTGTGAGTAAACCAGCTGGTGGAAGAAATACGAATGCTCGACCAGTGAGACCTGCTGCACCAGCAAAATTTGGGTCTAAGATCAGATAATTTTTTATGTTTAATTGATTTTGTTATAATCGGAGTAAAATATGGCAGGTATTAATTTATTTGGCTTTGAACTTGTACGCAAAAAGCCAGAAACAGATATTCAACCACAAATCACTGCACCTATTGCTGACGATGGTGCTATTGAAGTCAGCGCAGGTGGGTATTTTGGTACATATCTAGACCTTGAAGCCAGTTTTAAGAATGAAGCTGACCTTGTTTCTCGCTATCGAGAAATGTCACTCCAACCAGAACTCGAATCTGCAATCGATGAAATTGTGAACGAAGCAATTGTTCACGATGAGTCAGGCAAATCAGTTACAATCATTCTTGATGATCTTGAACAGCCTGAAGAAATCAAAGAAGCCATCCGTGACGAATTTAAGAATGTCTTGAAACTTCTTAACTTCTCTAATGACGGATCTGGTCTCTTTAGAGATTGGTATATTGATGGAAGATTATTCTTTCAAGTCCTTGTTGATCGGGCTCAACCACAACTTGGCATTCAAGAATTAGTTTATATCGATCCAAGAAAGATTAAAAAAGTTCGCACAGTCGAAAAGAAAAAAGATCCACGAACTGGTGCTGATCTAATTTCTGGTGTTCAAGAGTTCTATGTGTTCAATGATAAGGCAACTGTTCAAGGAACACAATCAGTCAGTACTCTTGGTGATGCATCTCTTAAGATCGCAGTTGATGCGATTGTCAATATTAACTCTGGACTTCTTGATCCAAAACGTCAAATGGTTTTGTCATATTTGCACAAAGCCATTAAGCCACTCAATCAGTTGCGCATGGTTGAAGATGCTGTTGTAATTTATCGCCTATCACGTGCACCAGAACGTCGTGTGTTCTATATTGACGTTGGTAACATGCCACGCATCAAGGCAGATCAATATCTTCGCGACTTTATGACAAAGTTCCGAAACAAAGTTGTGTATGATTCTTCAACTGGTGAAGTTAAAGATGATCGCAAGTTTATGTCAATCATGGAAGATTTCTGGATTCCTCGTCGTGGTGAGGGTAAGTCGACAGAAATCACTACACTTCCTCCAGGACAAAATCTTGGCGAAATGTCAGATGTGAAATACTTCGAGCAGAAACTCTATAAGTCATTAAACATTCCAATTACTCGATTGGAATCAGGACAAGGCTTTATGCTCGGTCGCACACAAGAGATCACACGCGACGAAATTAAATTTAACAAGTTTATTGAGAAACTTCGTTCCAAGTTTACAGTTCTATTCGATGAACTTATGGAGCGTCAACTCGCTCTAAAAGGTATCGCTTCTATCGATGAGTGGAAAGAACTACGAGAAAAGATTCATTATGACTTCTTGAAGGATAATAACTTCTCAGAACTCCGCGAAACAGATCTTATCAACTCTAGAATGCAATTGTTGATGCAGGTCGAGCAGTTTACAGGAAGATACTTCTCGAAGGCATGGGTGCAGAAGAACGTTCTACATCTAGATGAAGAAGAAGTTGGTAAGATTGATGTTCAAATTGAACTCGAAAGAATGAAAGAACAACAAGAGATGATTCAAAAGGCTCAAGAAGAAGCCGCGATGAATCAACAGATTATGCAAATACAGGCTCAGTACGCTCCTCCACAAGAACAGATGGTAGCACCTGAACAGGCAGCAGCTGCTGAACAACAAGCTGCGGCGCAACAACCACAGCAATAATTGTCTAAATATTGGAGTAAATATGAATAGTGAAAATTTATTAAGTGCGATTTTTTCTCAGAATGCAGATGCGGCAGCAGAAGCATTTAATGGGGCACTCGCAGCAAAGATTGCAGATGCATTAGAGGTTAAGAAAGTTGAAGTTGCTTCAAACTTTATCTCTACGCCAGCTGCACCTGAAGTTGAATATAGCGAACCAGTAGAAACTGCATCAGAGGCACCTGCAGAAGTAAATGTCTGATAAAGAAAAAGACAATTTAAATTTAACAGAGGCAGCAAAGGCTTCAAGCCCAACTGCATCTATTAAAAGTCGTTTGCAGAATAGAATTCCTGCTCTTAAAAGCAGATTTAAGATGAACCTAAATTCAGCTGTGGCAACAAAAGCAATCGCCGATTATGTTGATATATCAGCAAAAAATCCGAAAGCAAGCAGTTCTGATATTTTTAGAAGATTAGGGCGTCAAAAACAAGATGCTGTTTCTAAAATCAATCAAATTGTGCCAATTCCAGTGCTTGTTAATTCACCAGACTCGCAATTTAGACGTGTTCTAAGAGACATTAAGGAAGAGAATAAAATGATAAATGAGCAATCTGAATTCAATCCTCCTCCAATGCTTCTGTTGAAAAGATTAGCACTTCGTATGTTTCCAGATGGAAAACGTGTTGTTCTTTATATTG